TGCGGCTGCCAGATCGTGTACGGGTTTGGAAGTCGACGGAGAGAACAGCGCGGGCCTAGAAGGCCCCGTAATGCCCCCTGAGAGCCCCGTAGACGGACGAACGGTGCGGATCGATAGATGGCACCGGAGACAAGCGAAGACGGCCGCAGAGCCGTCGCCGGCTGACGCCCGCGTAGGAAGATATTCGTGTGAAGTGCGTCACATTCTACGGGTGAAAATCAAAAGTCGAAGCTACATAACCTATGGAGGGGTAAGGGAGCGAGGCTCTGCCGAGCGACCGCACCCCGACATAGGTTCTTGTCGGGGTAGTCGAACGGAGAGAGACTACCCCCTTTTAGCGACCTCCGGTCGCCCAGGTAGGTACCGAACGGCGAGTGAGGTACCAGACCGAGGGCGGCCCTTATGGGGGCCGCTCCGAGGTCAGTGGTTGGTTCGGGTAGGTACGTTACGTAAGCATTACTCACCAACAGAACCAGTGGTTACGTAACCGGGTACGTTACGTACGACTAGATACATAACAGAACCACTAAACCCGTGGCCGCCCGGAAGGCGGCCCGCAGCGGGTTACGTTTGTCAGGTATGTCACCAGGGAGGGAACTTATGGTGTACGCGCATGACCACTACTGCAACACCGTCCATGCGGCAGGGCCGGAGCCCTGCCCCGATCCGGGTAGAGGCGAGAGTCAACAGCTGACGATCACCGACGTGATCGACGAGCTTCAGCGGATCAGAGATGAGTTCGGTGACCTCCCGGTGCGAACCGGAGGTCCGGAAGGCGACGAGGTTTGGTCGGTCTGGGTCACCGACCTCGGACCTCTGTCCGCGGTCATCGGGTGAGTTGGGACTCATCTGACCGTCGTGACCGGTTACCGCCCGACTGGCCTCGCATCCGCCGCGAGGTTCTGCGGGCGGCTGGTCACCGCTGCCAGATCCGCTACGCGGACATCTGCACAGGGATGGCCACCGAGGTTGACCACGTCCGCTACCGCGACGAGGAGTCACCACTTCGCGCGTCGTGCAAGCCGTGTCATGCGCGGAAGTCCGCGATGGAAGGCGTCGCTCAGCGTGCGAAGCTGCGAGCGATGAAGAAGCGGCCACCGCCCCGCCACCCGGGGCGTAGAAGCAACTAGGAGGGGCATGAGTCGGATAGTGCTCAGGTCTTACGTCAAGATCACTGAGATCTCCACCGGATGCAAGTTCGATGACTGGGAATGGGTCTACCGGCCCTGGATGCCTCTGTGGTTCCAGAAACGGCTTATCGTCCGACCGCTGTGGAAGCGGCACAAACGCAACTGTATCCGCGCGGAGCACTGGCGCGCGATGGATTAAGGAGGGGACCAGGCGTCCCTGAGCCCAGGAGGCAGCATGGGAACCCGAGGCCCGATCCCGAACCGCTCAGACGAGCGGGTTCGCCGTAACAAAGAAGAGTACGGAGAGGTCACTACTCTCCCCGTCTCCGGACCCGTGAAGTCCCCTCCGCTCGGTCTCACCGATCCTCACCCGATCGTCCGAGACCTCTACAACTCTCTAGCCGAGTCGGCGCAAGCCGCGCTTTATCAGCCAAGTGACTGGTCCTACGCGAAGTTCACCCTCCACTTCGCCGACCAGCTCCTGAAATCCTCCAAGCCCTCGTCGCAGATGCTAGTAGCCGTCAATCAGATGCTGTCATCGCTTCTGGTCTCAGAAGGTGACAGGCGACGGGTTCGGATCGAGGTGGAGCGGACGAAGTCAGACGGCCCGGATGCGTCGGTGACGACGATGGGCGAGCTGTTCGAGCGCGCTCTCCGTAAGCCGAAGTCGAGCTAGAGCCGGCACCCCGGCGGGGTTGAGCGCTCCCCTTCCGGTGCTCCCCCGCTGGGGCTGCCACCAGACTTGACACGTAACCGCGTGTCACGAACTGCCGTCGAAAGGAAAAAGCATGGCAGTGACTGTTTACGACCGCAACGGCGAACCGTTCGAATACCCGCGCGGGTCCTACATCACCGTCGACGACAACCAGCCTCTGAGAATCTGGGACGAAGACGGGGAGCTTATCGGGGCGTTCAACCAGGCTGCATGGACTCACGTCAAAGAGATCGTCCCGCCCAAACCCGGGAAGCGGACGGGCGTCAAGACCGGGTCCGGCAGTGGGGGCTCCGGAGCTCCCGTCCCCGGTTCCTGGATCAAGGCCAAGACAGTACCCGTTCGTGTAGGGAGCGAGTTGGTGCTCCTCAAGGACGGCGGTGTCAAGGTTCCGATCTTCGTAGGCGACAGCGAAGAGGCCGGATACGTGACCATCTCAGCCCACGAGGTTGAGCGCAGAGGCATCCTGTCCTGCGAACACGCCCAGGATAAGTAACCACAGACCCGGGCGCAACGTCCCGACTGAGGCGGTCCGCCGTGACGACGGCGGTATTGGTGCTCAGGAACCGTTGCAAACCCCGCCTAAGCGTCTCTCAGCCTCGCGCAGCTGTTACGCCGCCTCTGGGCGGGGCCTCTACTTGCCAGGCAGGCGAGACCAGCCAGTAACCAAGAGCGGTCGCCCCTGGCCGGTATGAGCTCCACCGACCGAACGGGCTCACCCATACGAGGGCGTAGTTTCAATCAAAACGCCGGGAGTCCAACCCCGGAGATGCGGGCCGATCCCGTCGCCCGAGCCAATGGCTCTTAGCTCAATTTGGTAGAGCAGCGGTCTCCAAAACCGCCGGTTGCAGGTTCGAGTCCTGCAGAGTCAGCCGCTTGACATGTAACTACTACGAGAGGCCGGTATGACCGTCACGATCACCGCCGACGTCCGCGACGTCACCGGTCAGCCCGATAACCAGCAGTGGGTGTTCTCGACCGTGCTCCGCCAGAAGGATGGCTCGATCATCACCCAGAAGCAGGTCCGGGTAAACCCGGTGGACGGCGCGCTGAGCGTAGAGCTGGAACCCGGCTTCGCGATCGTCGTCTACGGCGAGTACCGCTGGTTCATCGAGGTGCCGGAAGAGGACTCCTCGCTGTGGCCGCTGATCGCTTCGTCGGTCGCGTTCCCGCCGGACTCCACCGCCGACCTGATCGCCGACACGATCAACGGTTACCTAGACCTGCACCCGCCGTCAGCGGACTGGGACGGGCTGATCAACGTGCCGTCCGAGTTCCCGCCGTCTGCGCACGACCACGTCGCCGCGGATGTCACCGACCTCGATGCCGCGATCGCGGACTACCTGGCCGACAACCCGCCGGAGTCGAGCTCCGTGGCGTGGGACGACGTCACCGGTAAGCCGACGACGTTCACCCCGAGCACGCACACCCACTCGATCGCCAACGTCACCGGGCTACAGACCGCTCTCGACGAGAAGCTGGACGAGGACGCGGTGGACGCGCGGGTGGCTGTCGGTACCGCGGCGCTGGTCGACTCGGCACCGGACACGCTGAACACGCTCAACGAGCTGGCCGCGGCACTGGGCGATGACCCGAACTTCGCCACCACGGTCGCCTCGCAGATCGGCGCGAAAGCCGACAAAACCACCACGATCACCGCGGGCACCGGACTCACCGGCGGCGGCGACCTGACCGCCGACCGGACGCTGTCCGTCTCGTTCGGCACGTCGTCGACGACCGCGTGCGTCGGTAACGACTCCCGGCTGTCTAACACCCGCACCCCGACCGACGGCTCGGTGACCAACGCCAAGGTCGCATCCGGTGCGGGTATCGCGCTGTCGAAGCTGGCTACCGGCTACGTCGCCGGCTCGGACAACTCCGGTGCCCGGACGCTGACTATCTGGGTCGGGACCGAGGCGCAGTACACCGCGATCGGCACAAAAGACTCGAACACTATCTATCTCAGGACTGCATAGGAGGTCGCCGTGGCAGGTATGTCACTTGCCACGACGGCTTTCGCGAAAGCCGCGATCGGCTCGACCGAGATCCAGAAGATCAGCATCGGGACCACCGAGATCTGGTCCGCGGCTCCTCCGCCGACCGTTGACTTCGACGCGGTGTCGTCGATGCAAGGCGGGCTGGGTGATTTGTCGTACTCGTTCTCTGCCACAGCGGGGTCCCGGGTCTTCGTGGTCGCGCACCTGCTCGGTAACGAGACCGTGGCAGGCGTCACCTACGGCGGCAACGCTATGAGCCTGGTCCAAGGCATCGCGTTCAACAACACGTCCTCCAGCGGCTGGCTCAGGGTCTACACCCTCGAGAGCGCCCCGGGCGGGTCGCAGACCGTGGTCCTGGACAAAAACGGCTCGAACTGGTGCATGTCCTACGCGATCTCGTACGCGAACGTCGCGAGCCTCGGAACCCCGGCTACGGCGACCGGTAGCAGCACCAGCCCGTCGCACTCTGTGTCGGCCCCGCCGACCAACGGTCGCACCTTCCAGGTTACCGGCTGGAACAACGGAAACGTGACGTTCACGCCGTCCGGGGGTACCGGCCGCATCAACGGGGTGCAGGTCGCGGGCGGCCTGACAGGCCGAGACTCCAACGCCGCGGCTACCTACTCCGGGACGCTCTCGTCTTCCTGCCCTTGGGCGAGCATCGCTATCCCGATGACCCCGGTCACCTGACGAAAGGGCCGGTATGACGACTGTTACCGCTACCGTCCACGACATCTCCGGACGCCCGGACGATTCGCACTGGACTTTCTCCAGCGACCTGCGCGAGCAGGACGGCGTGATCATCACGCCCCGCGTCGTGCGCGTGAAGCCGTTCAACGGAGAGCTCGCGCTGACTTTACCGCCTGGCCCTGTCCGGGTGACGCACCACCAGGACCGCTGGTTGATCGACGTCCCAGAAGAGGACTCCGACCTGTGGGACCTGATCGAAGCCGCTACCGACTAAGGACTTCATGAACCGCCTTATCACCATGTTCGCCGCTGCTCTTGTGAAGGCGGTCTTCGACTACCTCCGGGCTCACCCCGAGTTCTTGAACCAGGTCATCGACCGGGCTACCGCGAAGATGCCCGACCTCGCTGACCTCGATGATAAGATCCTGGCGAAGATCCCGGATCTGTCCCGGCTGGACGACAAGATCATCGGGCTGTTCCCCGACTTGTCTCGGCTCCCCGAGCAGCTGATCAACGCCATCAACCCGTTCAAGCGCTGATGCCGAGGGTCGTCTACGGGCTGACCCACTCGTCCAACGGGTGGCCGATGCTCAACTCCGATGAGTGCGAGTGGACGAAGATCCCCGGCACGAGCGTCACGCTGCAGATCGCCAAGGGCCAGCCTCTCGCGATCCTGCGCGCGTTCGCCGCTGACTTCCACGCGTACGTCGAGCCGCTGCGCGACGCGGACTCCGCGTGCTGGACGCCGACCAACTCGGTCCCGTCGTCCAACCACCTGAGCGGCACCGCGATGGACCTGAACTGGAACACCCACCCGTTCCAGGTCCCGGACGCAGGCTTCGACGCCGCGAAGAAAGCACGGGTCAAAGAGCTCCTCGACTTCTACGAGGGCATGGTGTTCTGGGGCAACGACTGGTCGTCGCCCAAGGATGCGATGCACTTCCAGCTCGCCAGCCTCCGCAACGGCGGAACCTTCGATACCTACGGCAACCCGAAGACAGCCGACTTCATCGCGCGCAAGATCCGCGCTGACGGCTACTCGACTTTCCGGAGGGGTAGCGCCCCGGCGTCCGCAGCCCCCATCCTGGCGGCGGCCACCGGCCTGAGCGAAGCTCGCGCGGCGGAGATCCTGCCCGCGGTTCGCTCGGGCCTCCGGGAGTCCGAATGCACGAACGTCAACCGCATCGCGATGTGGCTGGCTCAGATCGGACACGAGTCCGGGTCGTTCCAGTACACCGAGGAGATCGACAAGAACGGTCGGTACGCGCCGTACATCGGCCGGACGTGGATTCAGATCACCTGGGACTACAACTACCGGTCGTTCTCGCAGTGGGCGTACGCGTTCGGGATGGTTCCGACTCCGGACTACTTCGTCGTGAACTACCGCGAGCTCGCTGATCTGAAGTGGGCGGGCATCGGCCCTGCCTGGTACTGGACGGTCGCCCGCCCGGACATCAACGAGCTGTCCGATCGCCGCGACCTGAACACGGTCACCCGCCGGATCAACGGCGGCACCAACGGCCTCGCGGATCGACAAGCCCGCTACAACCGCGCGCTCGCCCAGGGCGATGCGCTGCTGCAACTACTTCACGAAGAGGACGACTTCTTGTCTGCTCTAACCGACGCTGAACAGCGTGAGTTGCTGGACCTGGCTCGCCAGCAGGCCAAGTACAAGCGCAAGTCTCGCTCGCCGCTGCACTGGCCGCACGAGGGCGAGGTCGACACGATCGCCGGCTTGTCCTGGTCGACGGACGCGAACGTCCATATCCAGCTGGTCGAGAAGCTCGCTGTGATCTACGGCGACCCGGTCTCGATCGCGCTGCTGTACGCGGTGTCGAACTCCGACGATCCGACGAACAACCCCGAGCTGGCGAAGCGCATCTTGAAGCGCGTCAAGCCCGAGGACATCACCGCTGCTCAGGTCCAGATCCAGAAGTGGCTGGCTGCCGAGCAGAAGTTCCATGCCGCTTAAGCTAGGCGACCGGAACCCTACGGTGCGCCGCTGGCGCGAGGTGATGGCGGCCCGGTTCGCCGGGTACGCGCGAGTCCACGGCCCGCTGCCCACGGACACCGACGAGTTCGGCCCGCGGGCTGAGGCGTGGCAGACCGAGTACGAGTCCCGGACGTTCCAGCCGCTCGACGGGATCGTCTCTGACGACGATCTGCGCGCTCTGGGGATTCCGGCTCCCGAGGACACCCGTCCGGTACTGCTCACCGTCTCCGGGACGGGAGTCCCCTGGTGGGTAGGTCCGGACGCTGACGTCGCGAGACGTCTCGGGGATGTGTACCTGTGGCGTCCGGTAGGCCCGCCGTACACCGCGCAGGCGTTCCCGATGGGGCCGTCCGTGGCGAACGGGGTCACCGAGGCTACCCGCATCCTGGAGGAAGAGCGCCAGCGCATCGAGCGCTACGGGCTGTCGATGATCGGCTACTCGCAAGGTGCGATCGTCACCTCCGAGCTGTGGGAGTACCACATCAAGCCGGTGACCGGACGATTGCACTGGGTCAAAGACCACGTGCGCGGGGCCGCGACGTTCGGTAACCCGATGCGCGAGACCGGCAAGGTGTGGCCTGACCCGGGTGGCCAGATGCCCTCGGCGAAGTCGCACGGTATCGCTGACCAGCTGATGGTCGACACCCCGGACTGGTGGAGGAACTACGCCCACAAAGGCGACCTGTACACCGACTGCGAGGGCGACTCGGGCGAGATGAAGACCGCGATCTACAAGGTCGTGATGATGTCCCGCGTGTTCTCTGGTCCGGATTCGATCCTGCGCCAGCTCCTGGAGATCGGGGTTAACCCGACGTTCGAGCTGATCGCGCTGATCCGCGCGGTGCTGGACGCCGGCCTGTTCTTCATCCGCGGCACAGGCCCGCACGTGAACTACAACATCGACCCTGCGACGGACTTTCTGCGCTCTGTGACTTGATACGTAACGAGGAGGTGGAGTGGCGGTTCACTACCCGGAGTCGCTACTCCCCGCCCCGGCGCATATCCAGGGGCCGACCTGGCGGCAGTACGAAGACGGCTCATGGTTCCTGCCTGAGAAGACTCTCGGCTGGCAGATCATCAGCTGGCTGTTCGAGTACGTCAACGCGCCGGACGGTTCCGGGCCTTTCATCCCCACGATGGAGCAGGCACGGTTCCTGGCCTGGTGGTACGCCGTCGACGAGAACGGTAAGTACGTCTACCGCGAGGGCACCTTCCGCCGCATGAAGGGCCACGGTAAGGACCCGCTGGTAGCAGCGATGTCGCTCGCGGAGCTCTGCGGTCCCGTGGCCTTCTCGCACTTCGACGACGCGGGCAACCCGGTCGGCCGCGTTCGGCACGCGGCGTGGGTCACGATCGCCGCGGTCTCCCAGGACCAGACGAAGAACACGTTCTCGCTGTTCCCGATCATGGTCTCGAAGAAGCTGAAGGCCGAGCACGGTCTGTCCGTCAACCGCTTCATCATCTACTCCGAGATCGGCGGGCGGCTCGAAGCCGCGACCGCGTCCCCCGCGTCGATGGAGGGTAACCGCCCGACGTTCGTCATCCAGAACGAGACGCAGTGGTGGGGCGTAGGCCCCGGCGGCGAGGTCAACGACGGCCACCAGATGGCCGAGGTCATCGAAGGCAACATGACCAAGGTCCCCGGGGCCCGCACCTTGTCGATCTGCAACGCTCACCGCCCCGGCGACGACACCGTCGCGGAGATGGCCTACCTGAACTGGCTGGACATCCTGGCAGGCGACGCTATCGACACCGGCGTCCTCTACGACGCCCTGGAAGCCCCGGCTGACACGCCGGTCTCCGAGATCCCGTTCCCGTCCGACGACCCCGAGGGGTACGAGGCCGGGGTCGCTCAGCTCATGAAGGGCCTGGAGATCGCCCGCGGCGACTCGATCTGGCTCCCGCTCGACGACATCCTGATGTCGGTCCTGACGGCGAAGAACGACGTCATCGAGTCCCGACGGAAGTTCCTCAACCAGGTCAACGCGACTGAGGAGTCGTGGATCGCACCGTCTGAGTGGGATCGCAACCACGACATCAACCTGCCTCCGCTGAGGAAGGGCGAGCGGATCACGCTCGGGTTCGACGGTTCGCTGTCCAACGACCACACCGCGCTCACCGCGTGCCGGGTCGAGGACGGCGCGATCTTCCTGGTGAAGGTCTGGGTGCCTGAGAAGTACGAGGGCCACAAGGTCCCGCGCCAGGACGTGGACGCGTACGTCCGGTCGATGTTCGAGAAGTACGACGTCGTCGGTATGCGCGCGGACGTCAAGGAGTTCGAGCAGTCGGTTGACGCCTGGGGTCAGGACTTCCGACGCAAGCTGAAGATCAACGCCTCCCCCGGTAACCCGGTCGCCTTCGATATGCGCGGCCAGCAAAAGCGATTCGCGCTGGACTGCGAGCGGTTCCGCGACGCTGTTCTGGCGGGCGAGGTCAAACACGACAACAACCCGGTGCTCAAAGCGCACATCACCAACGCGCACCAGCACCCGACGATATACGACGCAATCAGCATCAGGAAACCTGGCAAAGAATCCAAGCGCAAGATCGACGCCGCTGTGACGGCTGTCCTCGCTTGGGGCTCGCGCCAAGACTTCCTGCTCAGCAAGAGCAACACAGGAAAGGGGGCGGGTCTGCTGCGATGACGACTTACCACGAGCACGTCGAGCGACTGCAAGGGCTCCTCGCACGGGACCTGCCGAACCTGCTGGAAGCCGAGGCCTACCGCAACGGGACGCGCCGGCTGAAGACGATCGGGATCGGCGCTCCTCCGGAGCTGGCTTACCTGGACGTCCAACCGGGCTGGGTCGCTACCTACCTCCGCACTCTGTCCGATCGTTTGGACATCGAGGGGTTCCGTATCTCGGAGGATTCCGAGGGGCTCGAAGAGCTCTGGAACTGGTGGCAGGCGAACGACCTGGACGAGGAGTCGGTCCTCGGACACGACGACTCGCTGACGTTCGGCCGCGCGTACATCACGGTCAGTCACCCGGACGTCGAGTCCGGAGACCCCGCGGGTATCCCGCTGATCCGGGTCGAGTCTCCGCTGTATATGTACGCCGAGCTGGACCCGCGCAACACCCGCCGGGTCACCCGGGCTGTCCGTCTCTACACGACGCGCGACGACGTCGCGGTCCCGGATCGAGCCACGCTGTACCTGCCTGACGAGACTGTCCCGCTCCGCCGCAACGGCGGGCTCAACGACCAGTGGGTCGTCGACGGGGACGTCATCAAGCACAACCTGGGCGTGGTCCCGGTCGTGCCGCTGACCAACGACCCGCGCCTAGGCAACCGCTACGGCCGGTCGGAGATCTCTCCGGAGCTGCGCAAGGTCACCGACGCCGCGTCTCGCACGCTGATGAACCTGCAGTCGGCGTCCCAGATCCTGGGCACCCCGCTCCGTGTCATCTCCGGTGTCACCACCGACGAGTTGACCAACGACGGCGAGAACACGACGCTCGACATCTACTACGGGCGCATCCTGACGCTCGCTTCTGAGGCCGCCAAGATCTCCGAGTTCAAGGCTGCCGAGCTGCGGAACTTCGCCGAGGAGATGGAGGTATTCCGCAAAGAGGCCGCGTCTATCACCGGCTTGCCGCCTCAGTACCTGTCGTCCTCGTCGGAGAACCCCGCCTCGGCTGAGGCCATCATCGCTACCGACTCCCGGATCGTGAAGATGGCCGAGCGTAAAGGCCGGATCTTCGGCGGTGCCTGGGAGCGCGCGATGCGGATCGCGATGCAGATCATGGGCCGCGAGGTCACCGAGGAGTACACCCGGCTGGAGACAGTCTGGCGCGACCCGTCGACCCCGACGGTCGCCGCTAAGGCTGACGCTGTGTCGAAGCTGTACGCCAACGGCCAGGGTCCGATCCCGAAGGAGCAGGCTCGCATCGACCTCGGCTACACCGCTACTCAGCGCGAGCAGATGCGTGACTGGGACAAGCAGGAGACCGAGGACATGATCGACACCTTGTACTCCACGACGAAAGCCCAGGCTGACGCCACGCCGAAGCCGACGGTCACCGATACCAAGACGGAGACGCAGACGTCGCCTTCCGGATTTAACCGGACCAAGACCCGGTGAGCCCGGAGGAGTACGCCGCCGCGCAGCTCCTCATCTCCGCCGCAGTAGTCCGGCACGTCAGGAACGTGGCCGGGTTCTTCGCTCAGCCCGCGCTGACGATGTTCGACTGGTTGCGTCTGCTGGACCTGCTGTTCCCCGAGATCCAGCGCCGGCGCACCGAGGCATCGGTGCTCGCTCGCAGGTTCTACGACTCGCAGCGGGCTCAGCATCACCCGGATCTCCCTCGTAACGATCGGCCCCTGGAGGGGACGACGTTCGAGAAGTTCGTCGAGAACATGGACCCGGCTCGTGAGCGGATGCAGCAGGCGGACACCCGCGGGGACGCGCTGACGCACCTGACGCTCCGAGCCGTCCGCGAGGTGGAGAACGCAGGCCGTCAGCAGATCATCCACGCCGTCGAGAACGACCCGGAACCCCGCGTCTTGCGGGGCTGGGCTCGCGTCGCGACGGGCCGGGAGACCTGTGCCTGGTGCCTGATGCTGATCAGCCGCGGACCTACGTACGTCCGGGCCGAGACCGCTGGTCTCGACCTTGATACGGAACACGCTCTGGAGCTGTTCGAGAACAACGACCAGGAGACCTACTTCGCTGACATCAGCGGAGAGATCAAGCAGTGGCACACCGGGTGTGACTGCAAGGTGATCCCCGTCTTCCGGAACGAGGACTGGTTCGGCAAAGAAGCTGCCGATCGCGCCCTCGACCTCTGGGGAGACGCCACCAAGGAAGCCATCGACCTTGAGGACAAAGGCCTTGTCCACAAGAGCGGTAAGAAAAAGGGCCAGCCCTTTACTCGTAACGAGCTGGCTATCAACGCCCTTCGCCGTCGCCTGGAGCGCGGCGAGATCTCAGCACAGCAGTACGCAGCACTCGCTGCTTAGCCCGCCAACCCGACCGACCTGCCAGGAGCAGGAGTCACCACACGCCCAGGAGGCACAGATGACCGAACACACCGACACCCCCTCGACGCCCGAACCCGCAGCTCCCGCTGCCCCGGCTCCGGCGGCCCCCGCTCCCAAGAGCGAGGACCTGCCTGACTGGGCTCGCGAGAAGCTCTCGAAGGCGAACACCGAGGCCGCGAACTACCGAGTTCAGCTCCGCACCGCGGAGACCGAGCGCGACAGTCTCGCGGAGAAGCTCGCAGCTCTCGAAGCCCAGGCAGCCCAGGCGGCTACCTCCGCGTCCGAGAAGCAGCACGACTTCGACCGTCTGGTGACCGCGGTCCAGGCTCTCACCCCCGATCCCACGCCGCTGTTCACGTTCGCGAACACGCTGCAGGGCGATTCGGAGGAAGCGCTCAAGACGCACGCCGAGAGCCTCAAGACCCTGTTCGGCCTGAAGAACGGCCCCGTGGCCGCTGTCGACCGCTCGCAAGGCCTCGGCACAGAAGCCCCGAGCAACGACCCTGCGGTGGCCTTCACCGCGCTCATGAAGTCCCAACTCCAGAAGTAAGGAGCCCCTGTGGCAACCCTGAACGAACTGATCCCGAACTCCGCGGGCAGCAACCACCAGGGCCGTCTGGCCCACGTCCCCTCCGACCTGCTCCCCAAAGAGGTCATCGGACCCATCTTCGACAAGGCTGAGGAGAGCTCGCTCGTCCTGCGCCTCGGCGAGCGTATCCCGATCTCGTACGGCGAGACGATCATCCCCACGACCGTTAAGAACCCCGAGGTGGGTCAGGTCGGCGTCGGCACGTCGAACGAGCAGCGAGAAGGTGGCCTGAAGCCGCTGTCCGGCACCGCGTGGGACACCCGCTCGGTCGCGCCGATCAAGCTGGCGACCATCGTCACCGTGTCGGAAGAGTTCGCGCGCATGAACCCGTCCGGCCTGTACACCCAGCTTCAGGGCAAGCTGGCCGCAGCCATCGGGCGCGGCATCGACCTCGCTGTGTTCCACGGCAAGTCCCCGCTGACCGGTGGCGCGCTGCAGGGCATCGACACCGACAACGTCATCACCAGCACCACCAACGTGGACTACCTGCAGGAATCTGGCGATCCTCTGCTGGACCGCCTGCTCGACGGCTACGACACCGTGGCCGCCAACCCGAACGTGGAGTTCAACGGCTGGGCCGTTGACCCGCGTTTCCGCGCCCGCCTGCTCCGCGCTCAGGCTTACCGCGACGCCAACGGCAACGTGGACCCGACCCGCGTCAACCTGGCCGCCTCGGCTGGTGACGTTCTCGGTCTCCCGGCCCACTTCGGACGCGCCGTCGGCGGCGACCTCGGTGCCGCCGTCGACTCGAAGACCCGCATCATCGGTGGCGATTTCTCGCAGCTGAAGTTCGGCTTCGCCGACGAGATCCGCATCAAGATGTCGGACTCCGCCACCCTGACCGATGGCTCCAGCGACCCCGTCTCGATGTGGCAGACCAACCAGATCGCGATCCTGATCGAGGTCACCTTCGGCTGGCTGCTCGGCGACAAGCAGGGCTTCATCAAGTACGTCGACGACGAAGATCCCGAAGCCTGATTCGAGCTTGACATGTAACGGCGGGGCTCTCTCCGGAGGGCCTCGCCGCTACCCATCTACCTGGAGGTTTCAATGACCCACCCCTACAACGGTGCGGTGGTCCGCGGATGGCTCGGCTCGCTCAGCGACTCCGAGATCGTGGCCAAGCTCACCGACCTGACCGGGTTCGCCCCGGCTGCTATGGACGAGGACTACGAGCCGGCTGCTGCTCCTGCCGCCGTCGCTGCTGACGACACCGTCCAAGAGGCTATCGCCAAGCTGGAGAAGCGCCTCGCTGATCTCGAGTCCACTGTCGAGGGCATGGCCTGATGGCATACGCCGAGCCCAGCGACGTGGTCGCGCGGCTCGGGCGGCCGCTGACCGATGACGAAGAGACCCAGGTCGAGACGTTCCTAGAGGACGCCGAGATCGAGATCCGTTCTCGTATCCCTGACCTGGACGACAAAGCCGAGGACGAGGACTACCTCAAGCGGGTTATCAAGGTCGAGGCCTCTGCGGTCACGCGCCTGATCCGTAACCCCGACGGCTACATCGGTGAGACCGACGGCAACTACTCGTACCAGCTCAACTGGCGGCTGAACACCGGGGCGATAGAGATCACCGACAAAGAGTGGGCTCAGCTCGGGCTCTCCAAGAACGTCGGTGTGCTCAACGTCCGTCCGAAGACTCCGCTGGAGCGCTCGGGTGAATACCCCGCGTTCGGCTCGGTCGAGTGGCAGGTGTTCCAGCAGAGCTCCCCGCTGTACTGGGGCTACTGATGAGCGGGCTCCTGGACGACGGGGCTAACTACGAGCCCGTAACGGTGTACCCCGAGGTGACTCGGAAGGACCGGCTGGGCAACACCCTGGTCGGCCCTTCTTCCACCGGCGTCGAGACAGTCGCTCGCTTCCAGATCCAGAACCAGTCGGGCACCGCTTCCCGGCGGGCGGAGATGGACGACATAGGCGATATGACCGAGCAGGTCTACACGATGCGGCTCCCCCGGTCGTTCACGGCCGAGTTGAAGGCCGGGTCCGAGATCGTATGGCGCGGCGAGCGCTGGGGAGTGTACGGCGAGCCTCGCCGCTACAACGGCTCCCGCCGCACCGCCCGTCTCGAATACGTAGTGCGGAGGTTCTGATGCCTTTGTACTACGGGCGATCCGGTCTGAACAAAGTCGTGTCGCACCTGCCCGGTGTGGTCCACGAGATGCGCTCCGAGGCTGACGAGGTCGCTGACCGGGCGAAGGCCAACCTAGCCGCCGCTCGTGCGAGCACGCAGTGGGAGAAGATCCACGGCCCGGACCACCTGACGAAGATCACGCGGACCAACGGTTCTGTGGATGCCTACGTCAACATGGAGGCCCCCAGCCCCGAGTCGATCGAGTACGGCCACTACCCGTCCGGTGTCTTCGACCCGGAGAAGTACGGCCGCGTCACGAAGGCTCCGCAGGGGCTGTACATCCTCACCGGTGCCGCCGGGTTCGGTGGCCAGACCGCTATCTCTACCGGCGCTAAGCGCGGGAAGAGGGGGTAACGCATGGCTGGCAAGCTTCCGATCGTCGGTGAGGTCGTGCTCCCGATTCTCCGCGGCCACGAGGACCTGTCCGAGCCGATCAGCACTGTCCCGTCTCTGACGGGTGTGCATGTCGGGACGTGGGTCGAGGACATCGACTCCCGCACGTTCCCGCTGATCACCGTCCGTCGCGTAGGCGGTACCCGCAGCCCCGAGCACCCGACGCTGTTCACGCAGCCGGTGGTCGAGATGACCGCTTACTCAGCGGCTGACCTGCCCACTACCGAGCAGATGTACGAGGACGCCCTAGAGGTCTTGTACCGCGCTGCACGTCTTCAAACCAAAACGCCAGCCGGCTATCTGCACTCGGTGACCGAGACCTTGGGCGCGTCCCACGGCCCGTCACCGTTTGACCGCACCTGGCGCGTCTTCGGCCTGATCCGACTCGGCATCCGGCCCCCTAAGAACTAAGGAACCAAATGGCACTGAAAGATGATGCCGTCCTCATTGCCGCGCGGGGGTACGTGTACACCGCTGCGGTCGGTACGGCGGCACCTACCCCTTCTCAGCTCAAGCTGATCGACCTGGAGCACCCCGAGTCGTGGGAGCGCACCGGCTGGGATCTCGTCGGACACACGTCCGAGGATGACCTGCCCGAGTTCGGCTTCGACGGCGGTGACTCCGAGGTCCGCGGCTCGTGGCAGAAGAAGAAGCTGCGCGAGGTCGAGACCGAAGAGATCGCGGACTACGTGGTCATCAACCTGACCCAGTTCGACGAGTCGGCTCTGGAGCTGTACTTCGGCCCGAACCAGTCGGCTACCCCCGGCATCTTCGGCGTGAAGTCCGGCTCGGTCGTGAACGAGCGTGCGCTGCTGATCGTGATCGTCGACAACGACGTTCGCCTCGGCTTCCACGCCCGTAAGGCTTCGCTGAAGCGCGAGGACGCGATCTCGCTGGCGACCGACGAGTTCGGCGCTCTGCCGGTGCGCGCGACCTTCCTCGACTATCAGTCGTACAACCTGTACGAGTGGATCGAAGAGGACTGGTTCAACGCCGCTGACACGCCGGTCGTGTACCTGCTCGATCTGGGCGGCGCTACCGGTGGTGACTACACCCTGCTGGTCGGCGGCAAGTCCACCGGCGACATCGCCTACAACGCCAACGCTTCCGCGATCAAGACCGCGATCGGTGCCGTCGATGACGGTGTCGCCGAGTCTGCGTGGACGGTCACGGCCGACGGCTCGGACTTCGAGATCACGGGTCCGCTGGCTGTTGCGCTGGGCGTTGACAGCACCACGGGCGGCTCCGGCGTAACCGTCGACGTCGCCTGATTCGAACTTGACACGTAACCCGTGTCAAACGGGGAGCCGCCTGCACACCTTGGCGGGCCTTGGGCGGCTCCCCACCTCCCGCTTTACCTAGCCCGCCACCAAAATCGAAAGGCCTGCCAAACCATGAGCAAGATTCTGACCCTCGACACCATCCGAGAGGAAGCCGACCGCGAGTACGGCGCGCCGGTTCAGGTGCAGATCTCCAAGGACACAACCGTGTCCCTCAAGAACGTGATGCGCCTCCGCAAAGACGTGCGCAAAGACATCCTTACGCAGCTCGAAGCCATCCGGACGATCAACGACAAAGCCGACGGCGACAAGACCGAGGCTGACGCCGAGAAGCTCACGGACGCAGTCTTCAAGATCCTCGAACTGGCTGCGGGACGCGCCTCCGAGACTCTGATGGACGCCGTCGACGAGGACGTCGCCCTCGCCACCAAGATCCTCAACTACTGGCTGGAGGAGACGCAAGTGGGGGAAGCCTCCAGCTCGGAGGACTGATCGACGACTACGGCGACGCCTTGTACGCGGACTTCCGGTCTGAGTACCACATGAACCTCGCGGATCTGTTCGATCCCGCCTCCCGGCTCGGGCCTATCCAGGTCCTGGCGCTTATCAAAGAGCTGCCCCGGGAGGGCAGGTTCTGGTCCGAGAAACAGGGCGGTCCTCAGTTCCGCGGTTGGACCGATCAGACGTACACCACCGCGGCGCTGGTCAACGAAATCCGAGCACTCAAGTTCATGTACCTGCTGGCGAACACGTCGAAGGACAAGCGCCGCAGGCTGACCCCGCCCGAACCGTTCCCGGTTCCGCAGGTCAAAGCCCACAAGGCGAAGAAGTACAAACCCGGCTCGTTCGGAGCCGTCGCGGCCATGCGTATGGCTGCTTCCCGCAATCGGAAGGCCCAGGCAACGGGCAGATAGTGAGGTAGTCCGTGGCTGCAGGGAAAGAGGTCGGTCGCCTAAGTATCAAGGTGACCCCTGACCTCGACGGGTTCTACCGAGAGCTGAAGGCGGCTGTCGAAGCCGCCGAGAAGATGAAGGTCCACATCCCGGTCGAGCCGGACATGGGGAACTTCCGGCAGGAGGTGGCGGCCAGCACAGCTGGCATGTCCACCCGCGTGAAGGTCCAGGCCGACGTGGACCGAGGGCTTCTGGACAGACTGTCGAGCTCTCTCGGGAGCCTGAAGGCCCCATCGTTCGGGTCAGGCATCAACCCCACGGGGTACATGCTGATCCTCGGGGCAGCGGCGGCGCTGACTCCGCTGATCGCCGGGACGCTGGGCGCTATCTCAGCCGCTCTTCTCACACTGCCCGGGCTGATCGCCGCAGTAGCCGTTCCTATCGGCGCACTCGCACTAGGCATCGACGGGTTCAAGCGCGCTGCCGAGAGGCTCAAGCCCGCGTTCGACGGGCTCAAAGAGTCGATGTCTGCCGCGGTCGAGAACCAGTTCGGCCCGGTGTTCGACCAGCTCGGTAAGGCTATCCCGACCCTGGCCGCGAACCTGCCCAAGGTCACTCAGGGCATGGCGGATGTTGCGAAGTCGATCGTCGACTCGGTCACTTCCGGCGAGGGCCTCGGACGTATCGAGTCCCTGATCTCGAACATCGGCGCGGCTATCTCCCGATCCGCTCCCGGCCTCACATCGTTCGTCGACGGACTGCTGAACCTCGCTGAGAAGTTCAGCGGGAAGCTTCCTGCTATCGCCGACTGGATCAACCGCACAGGCGAGTCCTTCTCGAAGTGGGTCACGGACTTCACGACAGCAGGGCCGGACGGCGTGTCGAAGTTCGACAACGCTATGTCGGGTCTGGGTGACACGCTGCAGATGCTTGGCGGCGGACTGGTCGACATCCTAAACAAGTCCCTGGAGTTCTTCTCCGACCCACAGAAGATCCAGTCCTTCAAAGCGGAGCTCGATGGTCTGATCGCGTCGATCTCGACGCTGGTCGACCTGATCAACAGCCTGGCTGCCGCGTTCTCGAAGGTGCCGGGGCTGTCGGACGGTGAAGCCAACGGCGTCATGGACTTCGCGCCGATCCAGATTCAGGGTGCGATCGAGCTGATCAAGCAGATCCCGACCGCCTGGGAGGGCGTCAAGCTCAAGGCCGCCGAGGTGTGGAACTCGATTCCTACTATGGCCGCTACAGCCATCGCCTCGATCCGGGCGACCCTGGCTACGCTGCCCGGCCTGTTGTCGGGGATCTGGACCACGGTCACGGCCAGTGCTTCGTCAGCGTTCGCCACCATCGGCGCGGCCGTCTCGGCAGGCGCGCGCAGCGTAGTCAACACCGCGGGCAACATCTTCCGCTCGATGGGCTCGGTCATCGCCAACGCCTTCTCGGCGGCGGTGTCTGCGGTACAAACCGCGTTCTCCCAGATGGTCTCCGCAGCCGCCTCTGGCGCGCAGCAGGTTGTGGCGGAGGTCCAAGCTCTCGGCGGGAAGATCGCCGCCGCTGCTGGTAACTTCGGCTCGATCCTGGTGGCCGCAGGTAAAGCCCTGATGGACGGTCTGCTGTCCGGTATCAAGGCGGGCCTCTCTGCGGTACTGGACTTCGCGTCCGGCATCGCCGCCAAGATTGCCGCGGTCAAGGGCCCGCTCCCGAAGGACCGTAAAGAGCTGATCCCCGCCGGCGAGGCCCTGATGGAAGGCCTCGGTACCGGCATCGAGAACGGCCTGGACCCGGTCCTGGATCGCGCCCGTGAGATCGCTAAGCAGATCTTCTCAGCGTTCAAAGAGACGTTCGGCACCGCTCCCACGTCGCTGGCGTTCAACCTCGGCAGCATGCAAGGCGACCTCAGCGGGTTGCAGACATCGCTGGAATCGACCGCTACCGCCTCTAGGGATCTGACCTCGTCCCTGACAACGCCTACCGCAGAGCTCGCCTCCGGATCATCGCTTCTGGGCGACGACGTCAAGAACCAGCTCGACGAGCTCAAGTTGGCGTACGACCAGCTAGAGCTGCAGCGCAAGCAGCTGAAGGTCGACAAGAACGCCGCGGGCACCAAGGAAGAGAAGAAGGCGATCCAAGACCAGATCGACCAGATCCAAGCACAGAAGGATCAGATCGCGCTGGAGAAGGACAAGCTCAAGCTGCAGCAGCAGCAGACCGGGCAGATGGGCGAGCAGAAGACGCTAGCCCAGTTCCTCGGTGAGCAGATCGCTTCGACCTGGCAGCAGGGTACCGACGCTGTCGCCGGGTTCGCTCGGTCCAACCTCGACCAGGCGATGAGCGACCTCGGCATCGGCGGGGGCGCGATCACCAACGGTCTGAACGCTGGTCTCGACTGGGGAGTGCAGGCGCTCGGAAACGTCATGAACATCCAGGTCAACTCGGTTGACGACGCTATCGCGGTGAAGAACAACGAAGTGAACAAGCAAGCGCTCACTTACACACGCCGCTAACTTGAAACGTAACGAGGAGTTACATGGCTTCCAGACTGCTGGACCCCGATACCCTCGTCGAACTCGAAGGTGTCAACGGTGAGTGGTTCGACCTCACCAACGGCACCGAGGGGATCTACCTCGCTACCGAGGTGACGGGTCTGCTCGACCCGCCGGTGAAGGCGACGTACGAGGAGCCGGGGAACTTCCCCGGCGCTCGGTACCTGAACCACCGCGTCCTGCGACGCGACCTGGTGTTCGGCGTCGAGATCCTCAACGACGAGAACGACGAGACCTGGCTGCGCCGGGATTCGGCGTGGCGCAAAGCGTGGTCGTTCAAGCGCGACGCGAAGCTCCACATCACCACCGGCGAGTCCGGGCACCGCTACCTGAAGGTTCGGCTGTTCGAGTCCCCGACGACTGACATGGTCACCGACCCGCGCGGTCGGGAGGTGAACATCACGAAGATGGTCGTTGTCGCGGGCGACCCGTTCTGGTACGAGGACGATGTCGTCTACCCGATCGAGGTCCAAGAGGACACGACGTTCGACCCGAACCCGTTGCCGTGGCCGTGGCCGCAGCCGGATCTTCCGGTCGAGGACATCGAGATCACGGTCCCGAACGCGAACCCGACGGACAACATCATCTGGCCGAAGTGGACGCTGCCCGGGTCGTCGGAGAAGCCTGCCGAACCGTACATCCCGGGGCTGCCGTGGCTCGGTGCTCCGAAGTCCCCGGCCACGCTGTGGACGGTCCCGGATTACAAGCTCGATCTCGACGAGGACGAGGACCCGTCGCTCGGCACCCGGCGTATCCGGATGCCCGGGCAGATCGGTGGTCTGCGCGTCGAGGAAGTCCAGCAGATCTACATCGACGGCCGCCCGACCGGCGGCACGTTCAAGATCGGGTACGGCGATGAGTGGACAGAGCCGATAGCTTACAACGCGTCCCCGAACGATGTCCGCGCTGCGCTGATCGCGCTGGAGGGTATCTCCGCCAACGACGTCGAGGTGTCTCTCGGCGGGGCGACGAACGAGGTCCAGACGGTTCGCCTCAAAGGCGGTGCTCTGGGCGGTACGTTCACGCTGTCGCTGGGCTCGGAGACCACGGTCGGTATCCCGTTCAACGCCTCCGACGCCGACCTTCAAGGCGCGTTGGTGGGGCTGGATTCGATCGGCTCCGCCGACGTCAGGGTGAAGTCGACGAAGATCAACGAGGTCCAGCTGGTCGAGCTGGTCGGGGAACCGACCTCGGGCTCGTTCACGTTGACGCTCGACGGGCAGACCACGGCTCCGATCGCGTACAACGCGACGCCGGCTACGGTGGCGGCCCGGATCGCGGACCTGCCGAACATCGACGGTAACTACGTCAAGGTCGAGGGTCTGAACGAGTGGTTCTACTCTCCGTACCGCATCACGTTCGGCGAAGCCCAGAGTCGAGGCGTCATCACCGACATCATCTCGGGGATCATCGATTTCATCGGCGGCTTGTTCGACGGTAACGCCTCGGGCAAAGGCGTCGGCGGTATCGACATCGACGAGATGACAGGTGACGTCGGCACGCTCTCGGGAGGTGCTGGGCTCGATGTCCAGGTGACCACCGAGCAGGACGGTGACCGGCTGTACGTCGTGTCGTTCCAGCGTGCTGCTGGCGGTCTGAACCTGCCGCAGCTGGTGGGTAACGCCTCCGGTCTGGAGGGCGATGACCTCTCGATCGAGACCGCTACCAACGTCGACGGCGGCCGCCCGTACGTCGTCCGGTTCACCGACGACCTGCAAGGCGTGGACGTCCCGACCATGACGGTCGATACGGACGAGCTGACCGGCGGCTTCGAGGTCGGCAGCCGCGTGGTGGTTCTCCGCGAGGGCTACACGTACCCGGCTGAGAACGTCGTCGTCGACTCCGACCCTCGCGAGGAGCAGGTGTCTTCGGAGTCTGGCTCCCCGATCTGGGAGCGGATGAACTCTGTCCGGTTCCTGCACTACATCCCGCCGTACACCGGCGAGGTCACGTTCAAGTTGTCCGTGTCCGGGGCTGTCCCCGGGCAGATTGCCACGCTGCGCCTTCCGCGCGCCTGGTCCCGTCCTTGGGGCCTAGAATAGTCTGAAAGGCCAGGTCAGATGGGTTTTACCCTCCGCCTGTTCGGCATCCCGGTCCTGAGCCTGGAGATCACCGGCGACGGCTCTGCCGAAGAGTACATCAGCCTCACGGGTGGCTCGTTCGAGCTGGCTCCCGAGGAGCCCGAGTACGACGAAGAGTACTACGAGGAAGACCGTAGCGGGTTCGGCTTCGGGGTGAGCTGATGCCAGCTCCCGCCGCAGACATGACAACCCTGGCGGGTCACCAGCAGCTCTGGGACACCGTCATGAAGCGCCGCCAGAAGCGGGAAGACGAGCGGATCGCACCGCCGTTGATCCGCCTCTGGGACGGCGACTACAAGCTCCGCGGCCAGCTCGTCGGGGAGCGCAGCCACAAGTTCGAGTTCATCGAGAACGAGACCGGCACCGCGTCGATCACGATCTCGCTGGACCACTACCTCGCTAAGTGGATCGCGTCCCACAAAGGCCGCGCCCGCCGCAACGTCCACGTCTCGTTCGACAAGCAGGGTGCCCGGTGGACGGGCCGCATGGACCACTACGACATCGTCCGGACCAAAGAGGGCGACGTCTACATGGAGGTCGTGTTCAAGCACGACTACGAAGAGCTCAAGCACATCTACGTGTGGGCGAACCCGTTCCTTCGGCCCGAGTTCCAGTTCCCGAAGCTGTGGGTGATGTTCGGTCCCGCGAAGTGGGCGCTGCTGCTGACGCTGTTCGTCAACATCCTCCGCCTGGAGACCTCGCTGTGGACGCTGCCGGACAACCCTCTGGACATCTCCGAGTGGTTCCCGTTCTCGCTGAACCCCGGTAACTGGCGCAACATCGTCAAGCCGTTCCCGTTCCTCGCGGACAACTCTCCGCTGACGATCGTGTTCTCCCGGTTCAAGTCGTTCCACGACACCGCGAAGAACGTCCTGGCCGACTCGCAGCTCACCATCGTGTGCCGCCGGTACTTCCACGGCGAGGACCCGCACCCGTTCGCGGAGCTGTCCGGTGAGCTGGGGCTGCCGCTGATCGAGGGTATCGCCTCGCTGATCCCGCTGCGCCACGGCTGCCTGGTCTGGGACATCGTCGACAACTCCGGCTGGGGTTCGGAGACAGCGTTCGGCGGGTCGCTACTGACCGGTCTGGTCCGCGCGGTGATGAACATCGCGTCGGACGGCATGACCGAGGGCATCGACATCTACACCGGGCTGCCCACCTACCCGGGCGAGTACTACACCCCGGGGTTCCTCGGGACGTACCCGAAGGCTCCGCACGTGGTGTTCATGGAGTCCCCGTACACCGGCATCGAGTCGTCGAAGTTCACGTACACCGAAGCTACGGACACGTCGTTCGTGCTCGGCGGGCAGTCGATGCCCGGGGTGAACGAGATCATCTCGGCCGGCATCAACATGGGCGGCGACTTCCTGACGTCGCTGATCAACTCCCAGCTAGCCACGCTCGGCGCGTTCGGCGGCGCGATCGACCTACCGCCGCTCGGCGGCATCATGGACGCGGTCGCCCGTCCGCTGTACGAGAACGTGATCCTCGCGTTCATGGAGATTCCCACGCTCCGCGCAGCAGGCCTGAGCCTGCCGATCGCTGGCCTGGAGGACATCGTCACCGGCCTCGGGGACTTCCACTACAACGAGGGCTGGGTCGACGGCGCTGACAAAGCGTTCACGATCTCCGCGATCATGGCGGCCCGCGCTAAGCAGTGGGCTACCCGGGCGAAGCACTCGCACGAGATCCAGGTGTCCGACGCTGCCCCGTACATCATCGGTGAGCGTGGTCACGGGCATTTCTGGCTCGGTGACCGGGTCGGCACCACGGTCCTCGGCTACCCCGATCCGTACACGATCTTCGTGGAGCGGGTCACCAAGCTCACCTACGAGTGGACGTCCGACGGCCCGAAGGGCTGGACCATCACGATCGGTTACAAAGAGCCGGAGGACCCGATCCTCAAGGCGTTCGAACTGATCCAGTACATCAACTCCAACCTCGGACAGCTCGGCATTCTGTAGCAGCCGAGCTTGATACGTAACGCGTTCAGAGCGCGTGATGCTCAGTTTTATTGAACTCGCGTCGGGATTGAACGCCTAGAAGAGAGCCCGCCACATGCACAAACCCCTGACCCAAGAACACGCCGACCCGGACAAGCCGGAGGAAGCCCTCGCCTGGGCTTTCTGGGGACTCCCCCACCCGTCCGGAGGCCACTCGCTGTCTAACCCGGTGATGGCCAAGTACTGGTCGAAGCACTTTACGGAGCTCGGGATTGTGCATGTGGACTCTCTGCGCCGGCTCGCTGACGAGAACGGCAACATCCACGTCAGCAAGCTGCCTCAGCAGACCAAGAAGTTCCAGGCTCCCGCCCGCGGGCCGCGGAGCCACTACAACCCCGCTGCGCAGTGGGTTCCCTCGGATACCCCGGAGCCTCCGAAGTTCCGTGTCCAAGATCCTCGGACGCTCACCCAGCAAGAGCAGCAAGCCCAGCTCGACATCTACAAGCAAATGGGCCTGATTCCTACCGCACCGCTGCCGCAGCATCAGGCTGCGGTCGAATGAGAGGCCCGCTTATGCCAGACCTGGAAGACACCCAGCCTTTGCACGTGTCTGACCTGCCTACCGAAGAGATGGACCTCGCCGAGCTGGACACAGGCGGCTTCGAGATCCCGCACCTGGGCTGGGACTTGGACAAAGACGGCGACATCGAAGGTATCGAGGAGTACGTCCCCGAGCCTGCGGTGCTGCGCGGCGCTGTGGCCGCGGGCCTGGGCTTCGCCGGGTTCGTCCTCGGTAAGACGTTCGACGTCTCGTGGATCGACCAGGCGGTCGCTATCTACGCGGTGGCTGCACCGTTCGTCCTCGGATTCGTGATCCGCCGCCACGTCACCCCTACGAAACGGTGACCGAGGTCCTGGATTGGTTGGCGGTGGCTAGCGGTCCTGCGGGCATCGCGATCGGTATCTACGGCGAGAAGTGGCGCTCCCGGCGACGGGAGCCTGCCGAGATCGAGAAGACCGAGGCGGAGGCCTCGCAGATCTTCGTCGAGACCGCGGTGACTCTGATCGCCCCGCTCAAAGCGGAGATCGCGGACCTGACCGTGCGCGTCAACCAGCTCGAAGAAGAGAACTACACGACCAAGACCCGGCTGCAGCTGTCGATCGATTACATCCGCGTCCTGCAGTCGTGGATCAGCAAGCACATCCCGGGACGGAAGCCTCCGGCTCCCCCGGCCGAACTGCTGCTCTGAACTTGATATGTAACGGAGGTCTTAGTGGCTGACGACCAGTGGGTACCTGACGTTCCAGACGGCGCGTTCGTCATCGGCGGCGGCGACTACCGCTACGGCCAGGACATGACCGAGGACATCGCCCGGTCGCTGTTCCAGGTCCCGGACTTCAACCCGGCCAACGCGCTGCTGGTGCTGCCGCAGCTGCTGCTGCGCCTGCCGCTGGAAGCGCTGCAGAAGTTCAAAGACTTCATCCCGAACGTGCTGGAAGGCGCGTTCAACACCGTAGCCGGCGCGGTCGACGCCATCATGGGCGCGATCCGCGAGACCCCGCGCGTTCTGGAGCAGATCCTCTCGTACCTGCCGCAAGAGCTGCGCGACGAACTAGAGCACGCCGCGGCCCGTATCGGCGCGGTGATAGACGCGATCGTCCAGGCGCTCACCGGCACTTTGAACATCGGTCACACGATCGAAGACCTGATCTTCTCGCTGACCAACATCCGACCCGGTGCGGTCGGAGGTGTGCTCGGTGGCGGGTCGATCGAAGAGACCATCAAGCGCATCGTCGATGCGATCGTCTCGGGCATCGTCGGGGTCACCGGTATCGGTGCGGGGATCTCGGATCTCCAGTCGCTGATCGAGCAGATCTCCTCGGCGGCTGCCCGCGGCGGGTTCGCCTGGGACATCCTCGGTATCCAGAACAACAAGAAGCCGAAGTCCGGGCTGTACAAGTCCGAGCGCGGCAACTTCGACCTGGACACCCTGAACTCCACGGTCTCGGTCGCCCCCGGGACTTCGATCATCGCGTTCGATGTCATCGAGCAGTCGATGCCTATCGGCCTGATCACCTGGATCGGTTGGGGCACCTCGGGCATCACCGAGTTCTACATCAACGTCTACCGCTGCGTCGACGACCGCTCCGATCCGGAGTTGGGCGAGCTGATCCATCAGTCCGAGAACATCGCGGGTCTGCTGGCGGGCTCCGCGTCTCCCGGCGCGAACATGGCTTACGAACTCACTACCCCGATCGCGGCTGTAGCCGGCGACCTGCTGGCGTACGAGTTCATCGCTGTCGGCGGCACGCACACGATGCGCGGCCGGGACTTCAACCTCCCGGACAACGACGGCGCTCCGATCGGCAACGTCGGGGCCACCCGATCGCTGTCGACGCCTTCTCTTCCTCCGGCCACCCTGGACAAAGCCGACGTCACCTGGACCGACAACGTCCCCCGCGTCGGTATCGCGGTGGACACCGGCACCGGCTCGGATCACCACGACCCGCAGGTCGAGTTCTTCGAGAAGCCTGTAGCTATCCCTGTCCCGGCGTGGTGCGACCGCATCGACGCGATCGTCACCGGTAAGGGCGGCGAGGGTGCCGACGGGTTCCTCGGGTTCTACGGCAACCCCGGTCAGCCTGGCGGTGTCAACACCGTCACCTGGACCCGTGGTGAGCACTTCTCCGGCACCACCACGATCTTGGAGTGGGACGGCGCTGAGCTGTCGATCCCCGGGTTCGAGGTGTCCGCTGCCAACGGCTCTAACGGCTCCGGTCAGCGCCCTGTGGCGCTCGGCAAGCCGGTCGGTAAAGGCATCGAGGAAGTCGAATACAACGGCCTGAAGCTGGCCGCTGGCGGTGATCAGCACGCGTACGGCGGCGCTGGTACCAAGCCTGGCGGCGGCGGCAACGGCGGTCACTGGCTAGGTATCTACACCCAAGGCGGCCCCGGTGGACCCGCGTGCGCGGCTGTCCAGTTCCGCAAGGGCGCTCTGCCCGGTGAGGTCGTGGGCGACGGCGAAGGCGACGTTACGCCTCCGAACGTCTCTGCGCTGCACGTCGACGTGTCTGCGACGTCCACCTCGATCACTATCACACCCTCGGGAGCTGTCGACGATGCCTAGCGGACTTCGCGGTTACAACGTGTACCGCAACGGCGTTCGACAGAACACCTCCCCGGTTACGGAGCTCGGGTCGGTGACTATCACCGGCCTGTCTCCGGATACCGACTACTCCGATCAGATCACGATTACCGCTATCGACATGGCGGGTAACGAGTCGGAGCCCAAGACGCTGGCTGAGCTGGAGGCGGAAGCTGTCACCGACGCTTTGTCTCCGGCTGACCCGCTGGCCCCGGTGGTCCGGGCGCAGATCGATGCGCTGGTAGCGGCGAAGATCAAACCGACGTCGGGCAAGGTCGCTGACGGCGCGATCATCGGGGTCGAGACCCCGACCGGGTCGTACTACAAAGCGTACGGCGGGGACCGCACCTCGAACACTCCGCTGACGCTGGAGAAGAACTTCCGGTACGGCTCGTGCTCGAAGATGTTCACTCACACCCTGATCCTCAAAGCGATCGACGACGGGCTGCTGGACTGGGACGACACGATCAGCGAGTTCGTCACCGGCGTCCCGAACGGGGACCAGATCACGATCCGGCATCTGCTGCTGTTCCAGGACGGGCTCAAAGACTGGATGACAGACCCCGCGGTCCAGCAGACGTACTTCCTCAGCCCGACCAACTCGTTCGACCCGCTGAACTACATCCGTAACTCGGTGGTGAACTTCGCGCCGGGTCAGGGCTCGTCGTACTCGAATGCAGCCTCGTGGCTGCTGGGCAAGGTCCTGGAGTCCGTCTACAACGACGGCCGGACGGTCGATCAGATCGTCGTGCAAGAGTGGCAGGACGCGGTCGACGTGCCGTCGCTGCACTGGCCGACGACGAACTACATGAACCCGCCGTATGTCCGGGGCTGGACCCCGAACCTGGCGCTGCCGCAGATCCAAGCGATCCTCGGGCCGTTCGCGTTCCTCGCGGCGTTCCTCGGCTACCCGACGTCCAAGGACCTGGAGTTCACCGCGGTCTCGACCTCGTGGTCCGGCGCGGCCGGTTCTCTCGCCGGGAACATAGAGGACTTCGTTCGGTTCGGTAAAGCGCTGTACGACGGGACGTTTTTGTCCGAGGAGATGCAGCAGCTCCGCAAAGAGATCTTCACGACGTACGTCGAGTACGAGCCTGCGGGACCCCATCAGGGCCCGGGCTGGATGGGGTTCGGTCTGAACTCGATCTGCTGGGGAGCGTGGCAGGGCTGGGTCGGCAACCTCGGCGGCTACATCGCGGTCATCTTCTACAACTCCGAAGACGGATCGGTCATCGCGGTGACTCTGAACAACTTCTCGGCCCACGTCGATGCGGTCGATCTGTTCTACCAGATCGCTTACCTGCTGAACCCCGAGTCCACCGGTCACCGGGACTGGATCTTCCGTCCTGATCCTGCTGAGGACGAGGACGAGGTCCGCGACCCGACGCTGTACCTGACGGTCGAGTCCACCGGTGACAACCAGATCCCGGCTGATGTGCCGTTCGAGATCTAAGGAGACAAGAGATTTCTGCTCGTTACAACAGCTGCCGTGCTGCGGCAGCCAGAGGCGATATCGACTGGCTGAACGACGACATCCGGGTGCTGATGATCGACGCCGACGACTACACCGTGAACCTGACGTCGCACACGACGCTGGCGAACATCCCGTCCGGGGCGATCATCGCTGTCTCGGAGAGCCTGACCGGTAAGTCGGTGACTTCTGCTGGCTGGGTGAAGGCTGACCCGACGGTGTTCCCCGAGGTCGAAGGTGACACGGGCGAGGCGGTCATCGTCTACAAGCACACCGGTACCGCGTCTACGTCGACGCTGCTGTCGTATCACGACTCCCCTACTTACCAATTCGTCATCCCGAACGGGTCGGACATCCGTGTGATCTGGCCGACCGATGGGTTTATCCGCTTCTAAGGAGCACGCATGGCACTTCCCGAGAACTGGACAGACGGTGTTGGTCAGCAGGTTGACGCGGCGTTTCTGAACCAGCTGGGTTCGGAGCACAACGCGATGCAAGACGCGCTCGGCGGTAAGTCGATCCTGGTGATCACCCAGGAGGACTACGACGAGCTGGGGTCTCCGGACCCTGACACGATCTACGTGGTCATCGAATGAGTCTGAAAGTCGGTGACCTCGACGTTGTCGGTGTGTTCGTCGGGGATGCTGCGGCGAAGGTCTACGTCGGCGCGATGAAGATCTGGCCTCCGGTCCCGGACTTCACCCCGTTCACGATCTCCAGCGAAGACCCTGGATACGAGGATCTGATCGACGAGCAGGTGCCCGAGGGCGCTACCGGCTGCTGGGTGACCCTGGTCGGCGGCGGTGGTGGCGGCGGTGCCGGATATAAAGGGGCTAGCGGAACATTCCGCCGCGGCGGCTCTGGTGGCGCGGGCGGTGCGAAGATCCCCCGGGTCTGGGTACCCCGCGCGGCGATGGGATCTACGTACTCCGTCATCCGCGGTCTTGGCGGCGCTGGCGGAGTTCCAACCGGATCAACGCCGGGTGACGGCGGTAACTCTTCGTTCATCACTGGCTCTGTCGCCTTGGTCGCGGGCGGTGGCGATAACGGGACAAACGCGGGAAGCGGAGGCACTAACTGGGCCGGTGGCGGCACAGGAAGCGAGCCCAGCGCCGTTTCAGGTGTGACTGGTGGATCAGTCATTGAGGGGTCTGCGGGTGGCGACGGCGGTAACAGTTCCAAATCCCCTCAGGCTGGTGTCGACAACCCGAACGGGGCCGGCGCGGGTGGCGGAGGCGGAGGTAGCTACACCGACTCGCAGTCTGCCCGTAACGGTGCCCGGGGCGGTAACTCCACGCACGGCACAGGGGGCACTCCAGGCAACGGTGACGGTGCCACCACGTTCAACGGCGCAAGCGCGGTAGATCAGGTAGATGGCAACCCCGGCGCTGGCGGCGGTGGTGGCCGCGGCCTGGGCAACGGCGGTGATGGTGGCGACTACGGCGGCGGCGGTGGTGGTGGGGGCGGCGTGTCGACCTCGTCCAGCGGGGGCGCTGGCGGTGCTGGCGGTGACGGCTACGTCCTGATCGAGTGGGAATAACTCGCGCTTGACACGTAACCCGGTTACGAGTAAAGTCGCCTGCAAGAGAACGACCGGCGGGGCTAAGGCCTGAGAACCAACCCCGTCGGTCGCACACCCACCATCAAGGAAGGCACTGTTATGTTACGCACTATCGCTGCCGCGGGCATCCTCGCGGCTGGTCTCGGGCTCGGTATCGCACCGATCGCCCAGGCTGCTCCGGCTCACTGCTCGAACCACGGCTTCGGTCACGGTCAGATCTACAAGCACGCCTGTGCTACCGGCTCCGGCGGAGCCAGCGCTGACTGGAACCCCGTGTTCAACGACGACGGCTCGTACAAGACCGTTCACAAAAACGGCAAGGACCACAAGGTCTACAAGTGTGTCCGTCACTGCGGCGGAGGCCGCGGCAAGACCGAGACCACCGATCCGTGGTGATCTAACCCCGCATACCAAGAAACCCCCTACCCGGCCCGCGAAGGCTAGGTAGGGGGCTTTTTGCGTTTCAGTGGGTATGGCCGTGATGACCTGTGTCTTCGTGGTTTGTCTGGTCAACCACCGCGGTCTCAGTGGTGTACGGTACAAACCCATGCGCGCTTTGGTAGTGATCCGCCTGTCCCGCGTCACCGATGCTACGACTTCACCCGAGCGTCAGCTGGAGTCTTGCCAGCAGCTCTGCGCCCAGCGCGGCTGGGACGTCGTCGGGGTGGCGGAGGATCTGGACGTGTCCGGAGCCGTGGATCCGTTCGACCGGAAGCGCCGCCCGAACCTGGCCCGGTGGCTAGCGTTCGAGGAGCAACCGTTCGATGTGATCGTGGCGTACCGGGTGGATCGGTTGACCCGCTCGATCCGGCATCTTCAGCAGCTGGTCCACTGGGCCGAGGACCACAAGAAGCTGATCGTCTCCGCGACCGAAGCGCACTTCGACACGACGTCGCCGTTTGCGGCGGTCGTGATCGCGCTTATGGGAACGGTGGCGCAGATGGAATTAGAAGCGATCAAGGAGCGGAACCGTTCGGCTGCGCATTTCAACATCCGCGCGGGGAAATACCGCGGCTCCCTGCCGCCGTGGGGTTACCTGCCTATGCGCGTGGACGGGGAGTGGAGGCTGGTGCCGGACCCGGTGCAGCGCGAACGCATCCTCGAGGTCTATCACCGCGTCGTCGACAACCACGAGCCTCTGCACCTGGTGGCCCACGACCTGAACCGGCGCGGCGTCCTGTCGCCGAAGGACTACTTCGCGAAGCTGCAAGGCCGCGAGCCGCAGGGCCGGGAGTGGTCGGCTACCGCGCTGAAGCGCTCGCTGATCTCGGAGGCGATGCTCGGGTATACGACGCTGAACGGCAAGACCGTCCGAGACGACGACGGGGCTCCGCTGGTGCGGGCCGAGCCGATCCTGACGCGCGAGCAGCTGGAATCGCTGCGGGCGGAACTGGTGAAGACCGACCGGACCAAGCCCGCGGTCTCCACCCCGTCGCTGCTGCTGCGGGTGCTGTTCTGCGCGGTGTGCGGGGAGCCCGCCTACAAGTTCACCGGGGGCGGCAGGAAGAACGCTCGCTACCGCTGCCGGTCGTGGGGCTGGGCGCAGCGGTGCGGCAACGGCACGGTGGCGATGGCCGAGTGGGACGCGTTCTGCGAGGAGCAGGTGTTGGATCTGCTCGGGGACGCGGAGCGTCTGGAGAAAGTCTGGGTAGCCGGCTCGGACGCTGCTGTGGAGCTGACGGAGCTCAACGCGGAGCTGGTGGATCTGACGTCGCTGATCGGCTCCCCGGCGTACCGGGCCGGGTCTCCGCAGCGCGAGGCGCTGGATGCTCGTATCGCGGCGCTGGCCGCGCGGCAGGAGGAGTTGGAAGGGCTAGAGGCTCGCCCGTCGGGCTGGGAGTGGCGCGAGACCGGGCAGAGGTTCGGGGACTGGTGGCGGGATCAGGACACCGCGGGTAAGAACACCTGGCTCCGGTCGATGAACGTTCGGCTGACGTTCGACGTCCGCGGCGGGCTGACTCGCACGATCGACTTCGGGGATCTGCAGGAGTACGAGCAGCATCTCAGGCTCGGCAGCGTGGTCGAACAGCTACACACCGGGATGTCGTAGAGCGGCTACCCCCGAGAACGCAGAAGAGCCCCCTACGCGCCGTGTAAGGGCACGCAGAGGGCTCTCTGGTAGTCTCTATTCAGTTGTGGGGTTGCGTCCGCCAGCGTGGACGCTAGAGGGGTTTACGGGGCCTCGTGGACCCGCACGTACGGCTGCAGAGGCTTGTCACGGTAGGCGTGGTAGCGCTCGGCCTCCTCGGCGCGGATGGCCTCGATCTCCTGAGCCGCGCTCACCTTACGACGCTGCAGTTCCGGATCGTCATGCTGACGCACCGTAATCACCTCTGACTGACGGGTCTGCGTCGAGATGATCTTCAGCAGATCCACCGCCTCGGTAAGTCGGTCGGCGATCACGGCCAGCTGCTCGACGGTGACGTCTTTCTTCTTCTTGCTCATGGTCTCTCCTCGGTAAAAAGGGCCTGACGTGGCGTAACGGGTCGACGAGACCCGGACAACGGTGTCCCGATGCAGTCCTTGCAAGTCACGAGTGCTTTAGCCACCGGACACCGCCTCCTCGTTGTAGATCGGGGGCGGGGCATCCTTCCAGCTCAGCTTGGGCCAGGCGCATAACCTCTCCAGCGCCTTCCGATCTGCTTTATTACCAGTGACTTTCCAGTACTTCACCTTAGGTACACGGCGGACCTTGTAGGCATATCCGGAGCGGAATGCTTCCCGGGTGTGCTGCTTCGGGTCCAGCGGGATGTAGTCGTAGCGGGGGGGTTTTGCGTTCCATGTCGGTCCATCCCGCATAATGGAAGTTGAGCGCCCGGTAGATATAGCCGTAGTGACCCGCTTTCGGGTCCGCATAGGACACTACGATTCTTGGTGGCAACATCTTCATTGCTCGCGATACAAACCACGACTCAGAGTTCGGCGGAAGCCGATCGTCGGTCCATAGACGATTCAGCTCGATCACGAGTGAAGGGTCCGTGGGACTCGCCGACTTCTGCAGGTGCCGTGAGGGTGGGGTTCCGAACGTCACCACCCCCATCAACTTTGGTCCCTGGTACAGGCCGTATGCGAAGCTAACGGATGTCTTGCGGTGTAGGTAGTGGTGCTTAACCACTATGTCTGTGGCTACTTTGGACGGGATCTGCTCCACCCGTAACCCCGTGATCACGTCCGCAAGCGTATTGCCTGGTTCTGACACTATGGGTTCCTCGTTTGTCTGATGAAGTCGGCCCGTGCCGACTCGTAGTCCGGGTGGAACGTGATGACGCCGTAGAACGATCCGACCGACGGGAACACGATCCACTCCTGGGTGTGCGGGCTCTTGCGGATCAGCCACTTCCGAGCGTCGTTACCCCAGAGCTCTCTCACCGGAACCACCCCCGCATGATCTGGATCAGGTGCTCCAGCCGAACCTCGTGGTCGAGCATCCGGATCAGCACCAGTTCACGCATCCGCTTCATTCCGCGGTCCTGAAGCTGGTAGCTACACGCGGGTAGATGCGCTGCACCCATCCCGAGGGGAGGCTGTCGTCCCGGCGGAAGAAGTTCTTCCGGTTCACCGACCAGTAGACCGTCCCGTCGGGTAGCTCCTGGCTGAATCGGACGTCCGGCAGCCGGTGCCGGCCGACGTAGTTGTCACCCGCCGGGAGAGTAAAGAACCACTCTTCCGCGTTGAGCTCAGTCACCGCGTGCTTACTCATTCCGCCCCCTCGTAACGGTCCAGCTCGCTCTTGAGCCCTTGGATCTCCAGCTCCAGGTCGAAGACCCGGCCCATCAGATCGTCCCGTTCCAGCTCCAGCCGAGCCGCGTCGTCGATCGCTTCCATCGACCGGCGCACCATGTCCGCGAGAGCGCCGTGGATCGACGCGATGAAGTCGGCGTCAGCCTCGTTCGGGAAGTTCCCCACGTACTTGCGCGACTCGTCCTGGCCGACCGCGAAGATGTCGAACACGACCCCGTGAGCGCCCTTCTCGACCACCCAGAACCGGTCCTCAGACCCGGTGGTCTGCGAGAACACCTGATAAATTTTGTCCAGAAAGTCCTGAAACTCCACGTTGTTCCTTCCGTTACGAATCAAGCTGGAATCCTCAGAAATGGATCTGCGGACGGTTGCTCGTCTTTCTTCAGATATGCCGCGCCCCAGGAGCGGCCGCCGACCTCCGGGTCGGTGTTGATCAGCACGCCTCGGAACGTCTGCTCCATGATCCGACCGATCTCCTTAGCCGTAACCTCAGCCTCAGCCTCGGGTACCGACGCCAGAACCTCGTCGTGGATCACCAGACGGATCATCGGTGTCAGCCCTGCGTCGTGAAGCCGCAGCACAGCGCTAGCCGTTACGTCACGTGACGTGGACTGCACCATGTAGTTCAGCGCCGCGTATCCTCGGTCAGGGTCGACGGGCAGCCGACGACCGGTAGGGGTGACGACGTATCCGAGGTTCGCCGCCTCCCGTTGCAGGCTCTTGGACAGATCGGTAACCCCGGGGTAGGTGGCCGCGAAGATGTCAAGCACCTTCTTCGCCTCCGGGAACGTGATGCCTGCGTTGGTCGCGAGCTTCCCCGCGCCCCCGCCATACACGGTTAGGAAGTTGGCCATCTTGCCGACCTTGCGATCCATGCCCGCGGCGTCCGCGGTCACCTGGTGCAGATCCGCCTCCTCCTCGAACGCGCGGATCATCGTCCGGTCGTTGGCGAGCGCTGCCAGGACGCGAAGCTCCTGCGCCTGGTAGTCGACCGAGACCATCAGCTGCCCGGGGTCCGCTAGGAAGCAGCGCCGCACCATCCAGTCCCCAGCGGGCAAGTTCTGCGCCGACGGGTTGTTGGTGGACATCCGCGCGGTGCGCGCCTGCAGCGGGTTGATCCCCGGATGGACCCGGTCGTTGGCGTCCCGCCGCTCGATGAAGTTGCGGACCCAGGTCTTCTCCCAGGAACCCCACTTCTTCGCCTCGATCGCAGCCTTCGCCAGCGCGTTGCCCTCCTCAGCCAGAGCTTCCAGCAGCTCGGCGTTCACCTGGCGCTTACCCGTGGCCGTGCGGCCTTTGATCTTCACGCCCGTACGCTCCAGACCGTCAGCCAGCTTCTCGGTCGAGTTCACCGAGTCGACTCCATAGGCATAACGGGCCACCGCGGTGTAGTGCTCGGACTTCCGCAGCATGTCCGCTGACAGCTTCTCCGAGTAGTCGACGTCCAGCAGGAACCCGGTGCGCTCGACGTACGACATCACCTCAGCGAGCTTGTGCTCGTACGGGATCAGTTTGTGCGACGACTCCGGAACCAGCGGGGCCACCTTGCCCAGCAGCCGGGACACCAGGATCGTGTCCATGCCGGCGTACAGCTCATAGTCCGGGTCGTCCAGGTCGACCAGAGCCCAGATCTTGTCTTTGGTGGTCTTGTGCTTCTTGGCCAGGCGAGCCATCGAGGCCTTGACCTCTTCGGCGGTCACCGGGTCGATGTAGAACTTCGTCAGCTCTTCCAGCTTGTGGCCGGTCCCACCTTCTTTGTAGGCCCGGGGATCTACCAGGTGCGAGTAGATCTTGGTGTCCTCGACCTTCGGCCACATCTGCTCCATCGGCACACCGAGCGTCCGCTCGATCACCTGGAGGTCGAACGCGGCGTTGTGGATCACGAACCGCTGGACCTTCTGGAGGGCGGTGACGGCGGCTCCTACGAACACACCGCCCCGCTCCACCGGCAGAACCCACGACTCCCACGGGTTACCGAACTGGATCAGTCGGATACCGAAGTCCGGCTTGTAGATCCCCAGATCCGTGGTCTCGGTATCGAGACCGAGAATCCGGAGGTTGGAGCGGATGAAGCCCTCGAACCCGTCGAGATCATCCTCGTGCTCTACGACGTTGACCAGAACTGTCTCGTCCTTGATCTGGTAGCGGTGTTGCTTCACCCGCCCCTCCCTTCGTTAGTGGTTACGCATCAAGTCGTGGTCAGTAAAAATAAGGCACACCGTCCACGATGATTACGCCGTTCGGACCGCCGTCGGAGTCGCCCTCGCAGGCTGTCAGGGCGACCACTCCCAGAGCCAGGAGCGCGGCTGCAACTAACTTCTTCACAGACCCAGCTCCCGTCGGATCTGCCCCTCCGGGGTTTCTTCCTTGACCATCACCCGGCCGTAGTAGGCGATGTTGTTCTTGATCGGGAACACCCGGTACTCCCCCTCCCCGAAGTCGACTGCCAGCTCGTCACCGCTGATGCGGTACTCGCAGTCGTCCGGGAACGTCCAGAACAACCCGTTCTGAAGCATGACCATGAACTTCGGAACCTTGATTTCCTCGCTCAATTACACCCTCCTAGGTGGTTACGAGTCAAGTTAATTTGCGTAGAAAAACTTGGCGTCGCGACCGTCATCCTTGGTCGGAGGCATCCACGCGTGCCAGACCTTGCCGGTCTTCTTCGACACACCGGTCTTGTAGACGAAGTCGTCGTACGGCTTCGGCGGAGCCCACTCCGGGGCTTCCTGCGCACCCTGCGGAGCCTGACGCTGGTACCCGCCGCCCGAGGACTGCGCGGGAGCCGGCGCAGCCGATCCGCCCGCGAACGCCGCGGCGACCTTCTTCACCTTGTCCATGTAGTCCTTGAACTTCGCGTCCAGCAGAGCGTCGGACTCTTCGACCGACGAAGCGTGGATCACGATCCACGGCGCGTCGAAGTCCCGGCCACCCTTCAGGGTGGTGACGATCTTGCCCTCGCCGGGAGCCACGTTGCTGCTGTTGTTGACCACGGTGGTCGCAGGAGCGGCGGTGGCGACAGGCTGCTCGGGGCCGTTGTCGTTCGAGGCCCAGGGATCGGTGGTGACAGTCATTCGGTTTCCTTCCGGTTGTAGCCGCGGGTCCATTCGGCACCCACGAACATCTCTTTGTCCTCGTCTGGCCAATTAGCCAGGAGGGCTGGTTTCTGGTTGGGGTAGAGCTCAGGCGTCACCCACGCTCGGTACATGTCGACGCCGGACATACCGCTGAACTGGCCGTCGAAGATGTTCACGCGGCAGCCCCTGACCCTGCGCAAGACGGGATCAGGTGATCCCTGAACCGTCCCGAGCTGATCGGCACTATGTGGTGGCACACCGGGCACGCCCGGTGATGCTTCGGAGCACTGGAGGTCACCTGCTCGGCGGTAGCCAGGTCGACCAGCTCCCGGTACGTCAGACCGTCCTCGCCGGTTGACTTCCACCCGTCGTCAGCGAGACGAGTAGCCATCTCCCCGACAGGGTCACTCGGGCCGTTGTGCGACCGGATCGAGTCCGGGAACACCTTGGACCGCGAGCCGGGGCCGTCGTGGTCATCGGTCTGCTTGATGACCTTGTGGACCTCTTCGAGCACCGCTCGGTGAGCGTGGTAGAGGCGGTCTTTCGAGGCCTGGTCCCGCAGAACCACCCCGTCGATGTACCTGACCTTGAGCGCTTCCGCGTACGGCGGGTGGCGATCCACGAGCTGGGAGACAGCCTGAGGAATCACCTCCATCAGGTACACGTTGTCCGACCGACCTTTGAGTGCGTCTTTGATCGACTCCGATGAGTAGTTCCAGTCACCCCGGGCTAGGTCGTCTGCGAACCACTGGTCTTTGAGGATCTGATCGGCCAGCACCCGAAGGGTGTTGAACCCGACGTCGTCCCCGGACTCCTCCACCAACCGGCGACTGGTTGATCTCTCGAGAATCGACACCCACAGGTCCTGAACCAGGTCCTCGACCTGGTCCGGGGTGAGTAGGTAGCTGTTCCCGATCGACCGCGCAGCCTTGCTGATCAGTGGACCGGTATCAGCCATTCACCGGCTCCAGACTGCGCTTGGCGTAGGTCTCCTCGACCAGAACCTCAATCAGCTCGACCCGGGGGATCTCCCGGGACCGGGCTTCGAAGTGCAGGTACGGCAGAACGTTCCCGTTACGTGTCAAGGCCATGGCGTCAGACTTCCCAGACCCGGCCGTCAACGATGAACTTGCGGTTCTGGATCAGGATTCCCTGAGCCTGAACGTGCTTACCGTCCACGGTGAGGATTCCAAATCCCAACTGCCAGTTACCGGTTCCGTTGGACAGGTACGTGGCCTGCTTCTGGTCCATGAAGTGCCCGACCTCGAAACCGGTTAGAACCTTCGTGCGACCCCCGTACCCGGAGGTGTGGTGCGTGACGCAGTTGCGATGGGTATGGCCCATGACCACGGACTTATCCCCGGTCTTCTTCGCCGCGTTCAGCGCCGTCGATCCGGCGATCTGCGACAGCGAGAACTTACCCATGTGGCCGTGAGTGGAGATCCAGCCCGGGGCGATGTCGTAGAAGTCGGGCAGCAGCTCGATCCCGAAGCCGTCGAAGTCCAGCATGTTCTGGAAGTGGAAGGCGTCCTCCATCTCGCCCAGAGCCGGCGCATACCGAGCCAGGTACTGCCGCGGCCTGAGGTCATGGTTGCCCTCGTGCATCAGGAACGGGCCGTCGTAGACGTCTCGGATCTCCTGCAGGAACTTCTTGCCGATCTCGTTGTGCTTCTTGAGCTCGGGCAGGTACTCGGCGGCGGTGCCTTTGGACCATCGGGCGGGACCTGGGTAGTCCATGTAATCCCCGATTCCCAGAAGGATGTCAGGCTGCGTGTCTCCGACGAATCGGATGAACGCCCTCAGAGCCTTGATGTCAGAAAACGGCAACTGAACGTCGGGCAGAATTGCGATACGCTGAGTCATTTGGTTCCCTTCTCTGCGAGGAGGGTTAGCTCCGCGCGTACTGATCGGTAGACGTCGTCCAACGCGTTGATCGCGTTGGTGACGGATGTGTAGGTGACGGTGTCGAGGTCGATGTACAGAGACATGCCGCTCTGAGGGGTTTCGACCTCGCGGTAGATCTCGTGGTAGTCGCTCACTCGACGACCTCGTCTAGGTCGATGACCATGTCGTTCAGCGAGTCGATCCAGGTCAGCGAGTCCGAGTCCTCGTTACGAATCAAGTCGTCGGGCAGCGGAAGATCGAACAGGTCGGTCTGGCCGTCCTCCTCTACCGGCTCCGGCTCTTCGCATTCGTCGAAGAGCCAATCGGAAGACACCCCGGAATCCAGGTCGATGGGAATCTCGATCCGGGGGTCTTCCTCGTAGATCCGCTCGGCGCAGCCGGCGTAACCCGCGATGTCGGTGTAAGAGTCCCGGTGGTACCCCGTACCCTTCACCCGGGCCACCTTGACCAGGATCATCAGGTTAGCGACGTCGAGGTCGGTGATCGGGCGCTCCAGGTACGCGGAGAACAACGCGGAGATGTCGGCGAAGTTCTCCCGGGGGTGCCCGTAGTTCTTGTTGCGAGGTCCGTGGATCAGGCGTTGCGCCTCTTCCAGGATCGACTCGGTCACAGCGCGCTCCACTCCACCAGCTCCGTTTCCTCGTAGTGGCATTCGTCAGAGACGATGTCCTCGATGATGCGAGAGCTCTCCCACTTGTCCCGGAAGTACTCGGCCACGTCCTCGGGGCTTTGGATGTCTACACCGTCCTCTTTCGCCTCTTCCAGCTCATCCGGTTCCAGACTGATCAATCCTTCTCGGCGCGTGAGTGCGACGAAGTTAATTCTCATATCCCTACCTTGTCTTTCAGTGCTTGTACTCCCTGGCTGAGCACCAGGTCGTTGACATCCGAGCCATCGGGCATCGGAATGATCTTGGCGTTGGGCAGAACACCCGCCACCGTCTCAGCGAACTGCATCCCCGCATCGTCACCGTCCGCGAGTATCAACACCTCCCGGTACCCGAGGAACGGTTCGCGGAAGTGCTCTTTCCACGCCTGCGCACCAGGGACACCTACAGCCGGTATCCCAGCTGCGGTAGCCGTGATGGTGTCGGCCTCGCCCTCGCAAAGGGCCACCTTCTGGGACGGCTGCAAGAGCGCGATCGTGTTGAACATCCGAGGTTTGTCCCCAGGGACTGTCAGGTACTTCGCCTTGCCCTCCGCGGCTTCGATCCGTCGAAACCTCAGCGAGACGACCTGCCAGCCGATATCCGGTGCCCAGCGGAGATAAGGGATAGCGAGCATCCCTTTGTACATCTCATGCCCGGGCAGCGGCTCCGCTACGTAGCCGAGGCGAAACTTGCTCACTGCGTCGGAGATGGCTGGATTGGTTAGCCCTCGGGTTGCCAGATACTCCTCCCCTTCGGAGCCTGGCAGGGCCTGGTGATACTGCTTCGATGCTTCCAGGAGAAAGTTCCTGTGCGAGCTCAAGTGCGCGATGGTGCGATACCTCCTCCCTTTTCATCAGCAGACTGATAGCGCTGCCTTTCGTTCCACAGCCGAGGCAAGCGAAGGCGTTGAGTTTGTACGAGACCGCGGCTGATGGCCGCGTGTCGGCGTGTGCCCAGCAGAGGCAGGGGATCCACACCCGGCCCGTGTCCTCGGGCGGCACCCAGTCAGGTGCCAGCCGCTCGATGACCTTCGCGATCAGCGTTTGTGAAGGTTCCACCGGACGACCTCGTACACGTCGATGCCCTCGTGGTACGGGAACTGCTGCTTGAACGCGTCGTCTAGGAACTCGTAGACGTCTTCGGTGTCGGTGGTCGGATCGACCTTGATGAACGCCTCGATCTTCATCCAGCCGGTCACCAGGTGACCCCGATCCAGAAACCCAGCCAGAACGTCATGGTCGGGTAGATCACGTACATGAAGAAGTTCACTTGCCCCACCTCCGGGCCGTGCGGTCGACATGCTCTTCCGAGACGTTCCGGGCGAGCTTGTAGGTCTTCGGGTTGAGCAGCGCGGCCAGGACCTGCTGACGGAGCAGGTTCGGGCGGGCGGTTGGTACGGGCTGGTTCATGGTGTTCCTTCCTAGTGGTTACGTGTCAAGTTCGGCGCGTGCCGAAAGCTTCTCTCGCTCGATCGGAGCGATACGTTTCCCGATCACCGCGAACGCGGGCGGGCTCTTCAGATACTCGATAGCGCGCTCGAAGAACTCCGTGGAATCCCTTGCGCGGCCCAGCATTACGTTACAGGGCTTACAGAGGCAGCCCCGGATGTAACCCGTTGCATGGTCGTGATCGACTGCGAGTGCGCGCCTGGCTCCGGTGGCGATACGGCAGATAGCGCACTTGCCTCCTTGGTAATCCTTGATCTTGTCGTACTCATCCAGGTCGATGTCGTAGGTGTCGATCAGCCTCTGCTCCCGTGCGGTCTCCCGCGCGGCCTTCCGGCGGGTTCGGTGGTGCGTCACGCACCGCTTCCCGGGGACTGGGTTGCCGGCGCGGGTGAGCGCAGGCTTGCGGATCGTGGTGATCCCCTCGGCGATGCAGTCCTTGCATGTAGGAACCCTCTTAGCCGCCGCCATCTAGCCACCCGACCAACCACAGACCTGCGCCCCACGCGATGATCGAGTACGCGATCAGCTGCTCGATGCTCACGCCTTAACCGCCTTGATCAGATCCCGGATCTTGTCGGCCCGGAAGTCGTCCCACCACGCGCCGGTGCTGGCGACGTGAACCACCGGAGCGGTCTCGTAGCCTTTCTGCTTCACCAGCTTCAGAGCCTCGGGGTCCTGGTCCACGCGGACCTCCCGGAACTCCACACCGCCGCGGGTCAACGCGTTCTTGGTGAGCGTGCATTTGAAGCAGTCCGGGCCTGTGGTGAACACCGTGACGTCCTGTTTCTCGTTACGAATCAAGTTATCGGGCATCAAAAATCCTTAATCTCCATCTTCGAGCCGTCGAATTTCAGCTCGGCGTACAGCCGGCCCGATGGATCGGCTCTTCCTGACCTATTTTTGACCACCGACACCCTCAGCGTGTCCCCGCCGAACGTCGACGGGACTCGGTGAAGGGTCGCGATTAGTTCTGGTACGCGACCGATCTGCCCCTTGATCCCCGACAGCGGGATCGGCTTGTCACCGGAGTTGTTGTCAGCGGTGACGTGGTGCAGACCGATGATGCACGCGCCGGTCTCCCGAGCTTTCTCGTGCAGCCAGTCCATCAGGACCTCCAGACCACCGAACGGGTCCTCGTCGTTCGCGGCTACCCCGGTGATGACGTTCGTGATGTTGTCGATCACGATCAGCTGCGGGTAATTCCCGAACGTCTCCTCGTACGCGGCCAGCGAGGTCTCGATGACCTTGAGAGTCGGCTGCGCCGAGTAGTTCAGCCGGATAGGGATACCGTGCGGGTTCCCCGGGGCTGCGTTCCACGTCAGCACCTGCGGAGGCAACTGACCTTCGCGTACCGCCCGAGCGGACTCAGCCAGCGGCATCCCGAGCTCCATCGAGAGGATGCGAGTCGACTGCGTGAACGCGTCCGAGTCAGCCGAGAGGTAGTACGTCGGGATACGGCCCTTGAGCGCTAGAGCGAGCGTGAACGCTGACTTAGCCCCTCCGGGTGCCGCCGCGATCAGCGCCAGCTGGCCCCGCAGGAAGTTGATACCCTGCTTGGTCAGCGACCGGAACGGTACAGGCAGAGGGTCACCCGCGTTCCCTTTTTGCTCGATCGATTGCATGATCGACAGCATCAGCCCTCCCTGAGTGCTTTGGCGATCTCCCGCATCTGGTGCTCAGCTTGCTGCCCGAACTCAACGCTGGCGTTGCACGTACAGCCGTCGACTCCCCAGGAGTACTCGGCCGGCTGGTGCTCCTCCAGTACCCGTAGAGCCGTGATGTACTGAACCGCGGTCAGATCCTTCACTCCGCCTCCGTCGTGTCTTCAACAGCGATAACCCGGGCGATCCCGGTGCTTATCCCGAACACCAGCGCGCCGGCTAGGGACAACCCTCCGAGCGCAGCCATAGCCAGCCTGTTCACTTCGTACCCCTCGCTATGAACCCGTTGTAGATCGTGCGGCCTTCCTGTTTGGCCTTGACTTCTTCAGCCCAGACTTTGTCTGTAGCTTTGATCAGCGCCGACTCGGTCGTACCGAGGAACTTCACCAGCGGAGGACCGAGAAGACCTCGACGAGCAGCGCGCAGCACCCCGCCGAGTTCGTGAACCGCTCGCTTGTCTTCCAGCTCGACGTCCAACAGGTTCCCCGGGCCTGGCCGTTTGGTCACAGTCGCTTTCAGCGCCGGGTCAGCAAGAGTCCATCGTTCGGTCACGGGCGGAACACCTCCGTGTCCCCCCATTCGCCACCGGGGAGGTGATCGTTCACGTAGACACCCTTCGAGTACGCCTCGCCCGTGTAAACCCCTACCCAGCGATATGCGCCGACCTTGATGTAAATCGAGGTACCCTCCGGCTCGTAATCGCTCCTTCGAACTCGCACGGTCCCGATAGGTGCCTCGGGTTCCGGCTTCTCGGTGATGTCGAACTTCTTCAGGAGGTCCGTCGTAGCATCCATGATGGCTAGATGACTAAGGCCTCCGGGTAGAGCTTTGGCGAGTACCTCGCGGATCAATTCCTCGTTACTAGTCAAGACTCAGTCCTTCCTGTGATACCGAGCAGCGGATGCGACGCTGAACAACGGCGTCGGCTTACCCCACTTCGGTGAGTAGTCCCCGACCGCGGCGAGCCCCTGCTTGCGCCAGCGTCGGACTGTGTCCGTATCGACCCCGAACAGCTCGGTCAGCTGCTCCTCGGTCGCTAGTGATGGATTGCTCATCGTTACCTCTCGTTACGAATCAAGTATGGGGCAAGGCGAGTTCGGACGGACAGGTCGAGGTACTCCCGATTTAGGTCGATACCGACGTACTTACGTCCGTGCTTAAGGGCGGCAGCGCCTGTGGTACCTGTCCCGCTGAACGGGTCGAGTACAATTCCCCCGGCCCTACTACCCGCCCGCACGCATCTCTCGGCCAGTTCCGGAGATTGCACCGCGAGGTGGGCCTCCGGAAACGGTCTGGTGGATATGCTCCATACGTCTCCTGGGTTTTTATACTCCCCGTATTGACCGGAATTGGGTCCTGATGCTCTTAAGGACTTCTGGCCTCGCAGAGCGTTTCTACCGTTACGATCGGGGGTGGATACGCACTTTTCTCGGACGGAGTCCAGATCGAACACGTACTTCTTCTTCTTGGTGAATAAGAAGACGTGTTCGAAACGGTTAGACAGCCGGTCCTTGCCGGAGAATGGCATGGCGTTCGTCTTGTGCCAGATAATATCGTTCCGTAGAATCCAGCCGGAATCCTGCAGCGCGAACGCCACCTTCCAAGGAATCCCGAGAAGGTTCTTGTCACGGTAGGAGTCTCCGATATTCAGCCATAACGTGCCCTCGTCCGATAGGACCCTGAAGACCTCCGAGAACAGCCTCACCAGTCTGCTGACGTACTCGGCAGGGGATGCCTCGGAACCATACTGCCCGCGAACTCCGTAGTCTCGGAGCCCGAAGTACGGGGGGCTCGTGGAGACGCAATCGATCGACTGGTCCGCCATCGCCTCCATACTCTGCAGGGCATCGCCTTGGATGAGCACCACTTCCGGAGTTTCCAGGAACGGATCCGGTATGCCTTGCCCTAGGCCTACAACCTTCATAAGCAAACCCTTCTCGTTACGAATCAAGTTTCAGGACATAGAGTATTCACAGCTCAACGCCACGTCGCACCTCGCGCAGCTAGCGCCTGGCTTAGGCGTGAAGTCCCCTGCTTCCAGCTTCCGTTCCATCTCGTGGAACCGGGCCGAGATCTTCTCCCGCGTCCAGTCCGTCAGGTCGTACGGATACGTCGGCTTACCGGTCTTCGCCATGAAGTACACGCCGCGCGTGATCTCGACTCCGTACAGCTGTTTCAACGCCAGCGCGTACACCGCGAGCTGGAAGTCATCCCCGGGCTTGAGTCCGGTCTTCCAGTCGACCACCAGCACCTCACCGTCGAGCACGAGCACCGCGTCGATGTAGCCGCGGATCTCTATCCCATCGAGCTCGAACTCGATCGCGAGTTCTATCCCCGGGGCACCGTCCGGTGTGTGCCACACCTCTAGGCTCGGGTGGTTGTCGATCCAGTCCAGGGTCTTGTCCACCTGCTGCAGCCCGATACCCCAGCGACGCTCGATGTCGTCCGCGCCGCGGTACGGCCCGGAGGCGAACCACCAGCCGAGGTTAGGGGTCTCCTCGGTAGCTTCGTTGATCCCGTCGGCGTACTCGGCCTTGAAGATCTCATAGCACTCTTCGCGCGTCAGCGGTGAGCCGGCGAGCTTCGATAGCATGTATTTCTCAGCCACCGCGTGCACCCCGGTACCCTGCTGCAGCCAGGCCGCTGGACGTTTCCACACGCGCTCATGCCTGGCCAATTTCCAGCTGAACGGGCACTTGTCGAACTGCGACAGCTGCGAGACCGACCGAGGTTTCTTCTCGTACGTGTAGTTACGAGTCAAGTTTTCGGTCACAGATATTCGACCTCCCAAGTTGGGTGTAGCAGCAGCCTTCGACCGTCGTCGGTACGAACCCGTAGGTAGTGGGAGGCGCTAGTGATTGTGCCCTCAGTGCCGAAGAACCTGACCCGACCGCCTCGGCGGGCAGGCACTCCGTAGGCTTGCCGAACCCATTCCATACTCACCGTTTCACCGCCATAGCGAGAGCCACAACCCAGCCGACGAACGTCCATCCCAGGAACACGTTGATCACAGCGACAGGCTGCTTCAGCGAAGCTTTCCGGTAGTACGCGACGATCGTCGGGACGAAGTACGCGGTTCCGAACACCACGAGCAGAGCATGGCTGGGGCTGATCGACATCAGCACGATCAGCGCCACGATGGCTCCTAGGGCCAGCCAGCCCTCGATACGGCCTTTCCGCTTGGCCGCACGAGCGGCCGCGTCGGCTTGCGGGTAGTAGCCGGGTTGGTACGCCGGCTGATCCCAGATGTTGCTCATTAAGCCTCCTTTACACGGACTTAGCCGCCCTCATGATCCTGACCGCAACTGACGACGTAATCCCCGTTCGAGCTGAAGAAATCTCCGTCGTACTCGCAGCGTTCACAGGTGTAACGAACGGTGTACCCGACGATCACCTCGCGCTGACGAGTGCGGTCTGGGACGTAGACACCGGTACCGGCAGCCAGGTTAGGCGCGGTCAGGGCCGTCTCTGCCTCGATGGACTGTCCAATCATTTGATTTCCGCACAACTCGCACTTCCAGGTTTCGTTGTCGACGAAGTGGTGCTGGCAGATGTTCGGGTCCGTCACGATGCTGCCTCCTCTTTAGGTTTGCGGGCCGCGTTGCAGCGGCGCTTTTTGGCCAGGCCCGGCTCCACGAGCAACGGGCACGGGTTGAAGTCCGCGGGCTGATATTCGCGACGGAGAATATAGCTCAGGAACTCCCCGATTTCGCCCATGATGTATTTGTCGCCGTGACGCTCTTCGCGCTCGACTGCATCAGGCTCGCAATACCTGTCGATGAATTCTTTCACTTCCCGGTAAATGTAGCTGTCGTCGGTTAGCCACGTAGAACGGTAAACGTGGAGGCCGCGAATACCGGGGACCAGATCGAGTGTATTTGCGCGGATATACGCGTCTTTAACCACGTTCAGAGTAGGGACGATTGTCTTACCGATAACTCGGGAAGTGATCTCGAACATGCGGTGCAAACCATTCTTCTAAGAAAAGGGGCGGGTGGTTATCAGGGCTCCACGCTCGGGAAACGCCAGATCTCGTGACGTCCGATCTCGGACAAAGTTGTGTATTCGTTGACTCTGATGAGTAGGTCTTCGTCGGATTCCTGGCGCTCCCTGTATGCCCAACCCCCGCATTTGCTGACGCCGGGTATAGGCGGGATGTTCGGATCAAACTCGACAACCCAATTGTTCTCACGAAGCATCCGGTAAAACGACCGGAGACGCTTCAGCTTGTATTCTTTCATGCCGTTGCCGCGTGTGGCCATGTATTCGCCATGATCCCTCAGGCGTTTATGCGGCGAGCACTGAGAAAGAGGCTCGGGTACCTTGAACGGGTATTCGCGACGGATAACCTGCCGGGCGGTCAATTTACCTCCGTACGTGTGGACGTACCATGAAACAGCCTGTGGTGTCACACCGTACATCCGGGCGATATCCGCCTCAGTCTCGCCCGCAGCTTTCAGAGCCTCAATCACTCCTAGCGAGAGGCGGGGGAGCTGTTCTCTGGTGGTTCTCATCGGTCCTCCTTGTATTACAGACCAACGTATCTTGCATCTTGTTACAGCGCAAGGCACAACCCCCTCGGTACTTGACAGTGCGACGTAGTTTTCTGGTGTCCCAGATCTGGGACTCTTCCCCCGTGGGAGAAAGTAGACCACTTGATCTAGTCCGGCGCAAGTGTCAAACGTCACTAAGTTCGTAGCTGAACCGGCATCGTCACAACCGATACCGGCGTTACAGCTACCAGACCACGACTCGATCCGCAGCGGAGACGCTGGTCAACACCACCAACGGGATCTGCAGTAGCGACTCTTCTTGTCTTTCCCGCGGTCTTTGCCCGGGCCGGCTGAGTCGTGTTTGCTCTCGGATTTCTTCTCCGGATCGCACGTCGGCAGGTCACCGTGGGCCACGTGCCAGTCAGAATCGGCCCTGAGACCGCCGTGCTCCAGCTGGTGAGACACCGACCGATGCTCGCACCCGGAGAACCCGTCAGCACGCGCTGACGGGGCTACCAGGACCGCCGCGAGCATCACAGCGCCGACGACGAACCAGACGACGAAGGCCAGGCGCTTAGTCACCGTCGTCCCAGTAATCTCGTCCCTCGACAATGTTCAGAGCCTCCTGCAAGCCTCTATCCATGCCGCCCATGTAGTCGCGATCACCGCTGAGATCGTTGATGATCTCCTGCAGCCGAGCGATCAGTTTTCTACGGATCTCCTCCACCGTTAGACGTTCTGCGTGCTCGCTCATACCTGCCTCACTCTCTTCAGCCCGACGGTTCCCGCTAGGTTCTCGCGGACGAACGCCCACGACTCAGTCCGTACCCACGACGCGGTGAACAACCCTTCAGCGTGGACGGCGGCGTGGTGCTTGCAGAACAGCAGCTCGAACTGGCCGTTCTCCCAGCGCTCCATAGCCGCGGCAGAGCACGCGTCGCAACGATCGGTGAGCCGCAGCTCCCCGGGAGGCGTTGCGCCATCCTCCCGGGGAGGCGAAACCTGGTCTGGAGTGGTCATGCGAGCCGATCTTTCGCAGAACTGGACGCCTGAAGGGCTGCCCTCAACGCCTCCTCAGCTCGGTGCCTGAGCGATTTCACGGTCGCTGCGAGTTCCTCGGGCGGATACTCGTCGAGGAACATCTCTAGGCCAATCAGCCACATTGCCTCCCTGTGATCTAACTCGATGCTGACCTTCATGCCACGTCCTCTCGCTCTACGAACTCGACGTACACCTTCGCTGTCTCCAGATCGGTGTTCAGGATCTTGAACCAGAACGGGTTATCACCCCGCTCGAACTGGTACAGGTCGTACGACCCGTTGGTCTTCGCGACCAGCTGCCAGTTGTCCGAGTGGTGCATCGCCCCGTACTCGGTCTCGAACCACTCCCCGCTCACAGCCCCACCGCTTTCGTGATCAGGAACATCAGCGCAGCCCCGGCGACGATCGCTCCGACCGACAACGCCAGCTCGATGCTCAGCGGTAGGCCCGGGTTGCTCCGTCGGTACAGCTTGCGAAGCTCAGCCGGCGAGTACGACGCCGCGATTATCTGGTTGAACGCTTTGAGTTCTGTCTCGTTCATCAGGGCACCACTTTCGCCAGGATTACCAGCGCGTCTGCCAGGCCGCTAGCCCGGCCCCCGCAGACTAGGCAGTCCTCTTTGTCGCCGCGGGCCGCGGCCGCTTCGCAGAAGCGGAGCCACTTCACGCGCTCGTCGTTGATCAGGTCTATTGCATCGCTCAGGGTCATCGGGTCTCTCCTCGCTGCGCGAGCTCGGTAGCAGCGGCAGCAGCCGCGACACGGTTCACCGAGGTGACCATGCGCTGAAGCTCCGGGGTCGAGAGCGTGGCGAACCACGCGTGTGTGCTGGTCATGGTGTTCCTCTCGTTACGTGTCAAGCCGCGATGCGGCGTGTAGTGGTCTTAGATGTGTCGATCAGGTGTCGCCGGCCTCGCTCGTCGACGACCGTGAGCACGGTGCCAGCGGTGAACAGCACCCGGGCTGTCCAGCCAGCGGGTCCGCGCGATGCGATGTGGATGGTCATGCCGCCCGCCACCCGAACGAGGCTCGGATCTCGTTCATACCGACGATCCGGTCGAAGTCGTCCCGATCGATCCACCGCCAGGACTTGACGGTGTACTCAGACCCGTACGAGCGATCCGCGATCTTCCGTCCCAGCTCGATGTGGACCATTCTGTACTTCGCATCCTCGGGGTCGTCGTGCCGAGCAGCCATAGCGAACACGCTGGTCGCCGTAGTTCCCCAGTCGCCGTAGAGGGTGCCGGTGACATAGCCGTGGAGATCGGCCAGGTTGAAGCTCAGTCCCTGGGTGGGGTTGAGGGTGTCAGTAGCACTCATGGTGACCTCCTAAGGTTGGTTACGAATCAAGTCAGCGTGAGCAGCCGTGAATCGAACACGGTCAGCGCGGTGATGTCGGCTGAGCGAACCTGCCTGCTCGGTGCCAGCTCGTCGTAGCCACGTGCTTCGGCTCAGAGCTGGACTTCAAAGTATGTTGTGGGCCGAGGCTCCGCATTACACGGGATTTGCATCAGGGTCAACGCGCGGTCTGGGCTCGCCTGAATCTTGCTGGCCTTTGTTTTGTTGTGTACCTCTAGCGTAGCAGGTTTTGGTTACGAATCAAGTGGGTATCCAAAAGAATTTCCGGACTAGTTCAGACGAGCCAACGCCGCGTACAGAGCTGTCACCGGGAGTAGCGCGCAATGAACCCCTGATCCAGAACCAGCTCACGATAGTCCGCGGGGGGGGACCTCCTCGATCAGCGGAAGCCCCCACATCTGACACGTGTCACGTACGAACTGCCGGGTCTCTTCAATACCGATCGTGGTGTTGCAGTGGATCGCGTGCGTCGCGTGCTTCCGCATCAGGTGCGCCAGAACCGTGGAGTCGTTACCCCCGGAGAACAGCACGCACTTCGCCACGATCCGATGACCCTGCCCGTACGCGTGAACCGCGGACGCGAGGATCTCGTCAGCCTGCTGAATCAGGTACTCCACACGCCGCACACGCTCCGACCACGTCAACCGAGCCACCTCGGTAGCCGGGCTCGGGGTATCAAGCCCGGGGGTCAGGATGCTGCTCATTCGGAATCCCCGTTGCAGGAGGGGCACAGGACTTTGCCCCAGAACGTGATACGCGCCGAGTCCCACGTGATCTCGGAGTCGCAGAAGAAGCACCGCGGCCTCAAGACAAGGTCAAGCACTGGTCGTCTCCTTCCTTCCAAGAGAGATCCCGGGTGTACCCGGCGGTCCACGCGTGATGGCCGCGAATGAAGTGGGTTCGGGCAGGCCCCGCATGAAGCACAGTCACCGGCTCCCCGTTGTGGTAGACCCGATCCCCAGGAGCGATGCGGGGCTTCTGACTCTCGGTGTCCGGGCCGGACCACGTGCCGTGGTACAGCCGGCTGATGATGTCATCGATCATCGTTTCGACTCCTTCGCGGTTAGGTACTCCTCGTGGGTGATCCCGTATTGCATCGCGGCCCTGCGCGCCTCGTACGGCCCAAGCTCGTCGATCATCTGCGGGATGGTCTCCAGCACCTCCGCCTTGGCGTACGCGGGAGTGAGCATATACTCGGTGATAGTCGTCATCCGGCCCCAATCGCTGTAACCGGTGACGCGGCGGCTCGTTACCACTCCCCGGCCCTCCAGCGCCTTCAACTGCCGACGGGCAGCGCTGATCGAGATATTTAGGTGCTCAGCCACCTGACGAGCTGAAGCGGTCCATAGGACCCTCAAGGCTTCAAAGGCTGCGGGAGTCTCCTCGTGGGTAGGCTCGCCGAGGATCTCCACCACATCTCGCATCCCGAAGGTGCCGTCTATGCCTTCCAGAACAAGTACATCGCGGACGTTCGCCGCGGTCTGAGACCGGACGACCCGATCCACCCGAGCCACGATGCGACGGCGGCGATCGAATGGGTCGCGGACTTTCACCAGATCTCCGGCGCGGGGGGTCATCGCACGTCCTCGATGTGGATGCAACCGACCTTGTCGGGGCCGAACTCGGGGCTGAACCCGAGCACCTCGTCCTCTTCGCAAGGGAACGACGACTGATCGAACGAGATCGGATCGGCCGAAGCGATCCACGTCGGAGTCGCGATGACAGCCGGAGCTGCGATGAGGAAGAAGCCGGCTGCGATGCGCTTGGTGATGGTCATCTGACTAGTCCTTTTCGGAAGGGAGGGGGAGAGGGGAGGGGGCGGCCCAGGCCGAAGCCCGGGCCGGAGGCCATCAGGCCTCGTACCAGGCCAAGGCGACGGGATCGCCATCGTCGGCCCTGCGGCTGATCTCATCGACCAGGTCATTGATCTTCCGCTGCCGGGAGACAGCGCGGGTCGAGCCCAGCTGGCACTTCACCCAGCGACCCGCGATCCGAGCCTCGTACTCGTCGATCAGATCCGAGGTGGTGATGGTGCTCATTTCGGAACTCCTTTCTGTGTGCCTGATACGTCCAGAATACAGCACCCTCGTTACGAGTCAAGGGGTTCGGCCCCACCAATTTCTCGTTACGTCGAAAGTCCGCGTTTCCGCTGGTCACCTCCGTATCTCGAAGACTCAGCCATCCCCTCGATGCGGAGCCTCCGTCGATCCCGAGTCGCATCGCGCCCAGTAGCCGAGGCGGCGTCGAGCCCGTACGCATCCTCGGTGCCGAGGCACTGTCGCATCGGGGCACAGGGCGTCGCACAGGCAGGGGTGCTGTGGGGCAGCAGGGGGTAGGCAAGGGCAGGGTGGGGTGTGGGTGCACAGGGCGTGCACGTGCCGGGGGAGCGGGTAGGCAGGGTGCGGGGTACGGGCAGGGCAGGCGTGTGCTGCGGGCAGCTGGCAGGCAGGGCTGTGCGTGTGCGGCTGCGGGGTGGGCACGCTGTGCCGGCTGTGCAGCGGCGGGTACGCCGCGGTGTGCACGCACCCCTACGGGGGCACCCCTACCCCCCGCGTGCTTGACCGGATGGTAA